CATCAGCGGCAAGAGTGAAGGCGGCGGCATGCCGGTTGGCCGCATCGTCGAAATGTTCGGCCCTTCGTCCTGCGGCAAAACTGCCATCGCCACCAACGTCATGGCCGGCGCTCAGAAGATGGGCGGTCTCGCGATGTTCATGGATCACGAGCGTTCGTTCGACAAGCGTCTGGCTGAACAACTCGGCTTGGACGCCGACGGCAACTTCCTCTACGAGCGCCCCGACACCTACGAGCAGTCCTTGACCTACGTGGTCAATACCATTCGCGAAGTCCGCGAAAGCAAGGCGATCCCCGACGAAGCGCCGATTGTCGTCGTTCTCGATTCGCTTGCCGCGATGGTGCCGCAATCGAAGATGGAAAAGGACATCTCCGCTCAAGGGATGAACGATTCGCTGGCCCTGGCCAAAGCAACCTCGGCAACCTTCCCGGCGATGGCAGTGCATTGCGAGAAGTTCAACATGCTCCTGCTGGTGCTGAACCAGATGCGTTTGAAGCCTGGCGTCGTCTATGGGCCGCCCGAAACCACGCCCGGTGGCGAAGCGCCGCGTTACTACGCTTCGGTTCGCATCCAGCTCGGCGCCCAAAAGCAGACCGAGGGCGAAGGCAAGGACAAGCAGATGATCGGCCAGGACATCACCGCCATCTGCATCAAGAACAAGGTCTCGCGCCCGTTCCAGAAGGCGATCTGGGAATTCCGCTTCCGCGAAGACGGCTCGGGCTTCTTCGATGTCACGACTTCCCTGATCCGCTACGGCATCAAGGAAGAGATTCTCGCGTACTCGAAGCCGCGTGTGACCTGGACTGACGGCAAGCAGTATTTCGTCAAGGCTCTGGCCGAGAAGATCGACAAGGAAGGGCTGCAAGAAGAACTGCGGAAGCTGGTCATGGCGCCGATCACGCCGTCGAGCGTGCGTGCCGCCTTGCTGCTTAAGGCTGCCGAGTTCGCCTGACGAGAGTCACTCATCTCCGACCTATAATCAGACTGCATGTTTGATTATAGGAGCGGATATGGACAAGACCTACGTTTTGGGATTTATCCCGCCGATTAGCGGCGTGGAGAGTGAGTTCAACACCTTTCGGCTGGGCAGCGCTTACACCAAGCGTCTAAAGGAAGGTGATCAGGTGTTCCTGATGAACGAGAAGGAGAAGGCGGTCTTCGGCAGGGCGGTTGTCGTGTCGATTGAGAATGCCCCGCTGAACGAGCTTTGCGTGATGCATGGCAGTAAGAATCACACGCAGATCGGTCAGGAAGCCATCACGGCGCCCGAACGACTCTTTCACTTGTTGACCAGGATCTACGGACCCCACATCGCCAAGCCCGATAAGAAGGCAACAGCGATTTACCTGCGACGGATTGAATGAAAACTGAACCGCACAACATCAATGGCAAATCGCGAGGGTGCTGGTACTACCTGGACAGCGGCAAGGTGCTGTACGTAGCCAACCGGCGCAAGCGTGATCGGGATTTTGAACGTAATGCCTGGATGATTGAGCGGGGCATTCTTGAGAAGGCCCAGGCGCAGGGCTGCAAGTTGATCGGCGTCTTTCTGACCAACAAATTGGACGGCGGGTTGTTTATGACCCCGCTGTCCGACTTCTTTGACCCCGAACGCTCCTTCGAGAAGTGGGGAAAACTAGGACGCGAGCGCGGTCTCCCGCTTTCGCTGTTCCCTGTGAATCCGGCGACCAATAGCAGGACAATCGAAAAACGCATGTATATCCGCTAGTCAGTCCTGACTGACGCTGTTACTATAAGACATGCGAACGAAATGGGAGAAATTATGGTGCTAAGTACCGCCGCATTGTGCTTGGGTTTGGCGATTTACCACGAAGCGCGTGGTGAGTCGTTTGAAGGCCAGCACGCCGTCGCGCAAGTCATCATGAACCGGGCAGGGCGCGATCCGGCGAACATTTGCAGGGAGGTCTTCAAGCCCGGTCAGTTCTCATGGACTAATCCGCTGACCCGCGCCAGCAAACAGGAGCGGGCAAATCTAGTTGAAAAGTACATGCCGAAGGACGAAAAAGCGTGGCTGCTTGCGCGTTCGATTGCGTATTACGCAGCAAACGGAACGATCAAGGACTTCACGCACGGCGCAACGTTCTACCACGCCACGTCAGTTTCACCGATCTGGCGCCACGATTTCAAGCTGGTTGCTGTCATCGGCAACCATAAATTTTACCGCGTCTAATGACATAAGTCAGGAGTGATCTATATGCCGTTCATTACTACGATTGATACTGTTCTTGAGGGCCGCGTTGCTGCTTGGCGCGACCAAGACGGGAGGCCGGTGATTTACGAAGACCGTCTCGAAGCTGAGATGGAAGCTGCCGAGGGCATTATTCACGAAGACGACGTGCCGGACGACGTGATCGAGGTTGTCGTCACCGAGGACACGATCATTGACCCGATTGACGGTCGCGTTTATTGGACGAAGGGGGAAGCGCAATGAAGCTCGCCTGGATCGTTTGGCGCTTTGAAGGCGACACCCCGGAAATCCACTTTACCGAGCCGGATTCCTGGGTCCACAAGACAACACCCATCGTCTATGCGGAGATTTTGCCATGAAGCCCTATGGCGTTTTGAGTGACTCCCACAACCACGCCTTCTCGGCGTTCAGCGAAACCCTGCCATCGGGTATCAACAGTCGCCTTCAGACGACGCTGGATGAAACCAAGCGCTGCGCCGACGAAATCAAGAAGGCTGGTGGCAACTTGCTGGTGCATGCGGGTGATCTCTTCCACGTTCGCGGAAAGCTGGCGCCATCTGTGCTGAATCCGACCCTCGACATCTACGCCGAGATCATCAAGAGCGGCATTCAGGTGGTGATTCTCGCTGGTAATCACGACCTTGAAGGACGTGAGTCGGATCGCATGTCGAACGCCATCACGGCGCTCGAAGGTGTCGGCTGTCGCGTGATCAATCAGCCGAACTACGATGTCACCGACGACCTCGCCATGATCCCGTGGCAGCCAAACATCGAGAAGCTGAAGACGGCCATCGAACTGACCGATCCCGCCGACCGTCCGCGCACCGACCTGATTCTGCATGCGCCCATCGACGGCGTGCTGCTTGGCATTCCCGACCACGGGCTGTCGCCTGAGTACCTCAAGGATCTCGGCTACCGTCGCATTCTCAGTGGCCACTACCACAATTACTTTCCGTTCGAAGGCGAGGTCTATTCCATTGGCGCCCTGACGCACCAGACCTGGAGCGACGTTGGCACCAAGGCGGGCTTCCTGATCGTCAGCGACTCGGGCGTCAAGTGGTTCAAGACCCACGCGCCCGAGTTCGTGGATGTCTCGCCGGCGACGCCCGAAGAGGAGCTGCCGCTGATTGTCGACGGTAACTTCGTTCGCGCCAGACTGAACAACTGCAAGCAGAAAGACATCGAGGAGACCCGCGAGTACCTGATGGGCCTCGGTGCCAAGGGCGTGACCATCATCGCCCAACGTGACGCCACTGTGGTTTCTCGCGCTGCCAGCTCGATCAAGGCTGGTGCCTCGCTGGAGACCAGCATTCACGACTTCGTGAAGGCGATGGGCGTGCCGAACGAAGCTCAACTCGCTGTTCTGTGCGGCGACATCATTGCGGAAGCAAGAGGTTCCGTATGAGGGCCGCTCTGCCGCTTAGCGCCAAGAAGGTCGCCCACTATTACTACACCGACGGCAATGAACTTGCCGTCTATGTGACCACGCGCTCGTTCCACATTCGCGACGGGAAGACCGGCCACTTCCCAATCAGTCCGATTACGAAGAAGCGCGACCCGCATCCGAACGAAGGGAAGGGCTTCGCCACCGAGTACGAAGTGCTGGGCCTTTACTACGGATACGCAATGGCCGGTAGCGGCTGGGATGGAGACTGCTGATATGGCGCAAATTTTTCAAAAGAGCTACGACGGCGAAAGCATCGTGGATCTCGGTCGCGATATTTTCGAGGCGCTTGACCCGCGATTTAACGAACCGGCTGCTGTCATTCCGTCCGACGAACACGGCTTTTCTCTCGGCACCTTCAAGGTGACTATCGAATGGACACCAGAAGGAGGTATTCAATGAAGTTCAAATCACTGGAAGTTCAAAACTTTCTGTCGATCAGCGAAGCCAAGATCGACCTCACGGATCGCGGCTTGCTGCTCGTACAGGGCGAAAACAAGGACGACCCCTCGGCATCATCAAACGGGGCAGGGAAGTCCTCCATTGTCGACGGTCTCTGCTGGGCGCTCTTCGGCGTCACGGCCCGCGACGTGTCGGGCGATGCGGTCATCAACCTCGCCGCCAAGAAGAACTGCATGAACGCAGTCGTCATGATCGAGGGCGACCAGGAGTTCCGCGTCGTTCGCTATCGCAAGCACGCCACCGGCAAGAACATGGTCACGATCTCAGAGCGCAACCTGCTCACCGGCATCGGCGCTGATCTGACCAAGGGCACTGACAAGGAGACGCAACTCGTCATCAACGCGATTGTCGGCTGTTCCCTTGAGGTCTTCCAGGCGTCGGTGTATTGCGGCCAGGAGAAGATGCCCGACCTGCCCGGTATGACCGACAAGCAACTGAAGCTCCTGATCGAAGAGGCTGCCGGCGTCGAACTGCTAGCTGACGCCTACCAGATCGCCCGAACTCGCCACAACACCGCAAAGGCGGGCCTCGACATCTTGACCAACGCTGCGGCGACGACCGCCAGCAACAGGGTTCGCCTCGATGCCGAGCTGGCTTCGCACCAGGCACAGTCGAAGGTTTTCGAAGACGGTCGCCGACAGCGTGCCAAAGACGAGCTGGCGAAAGTTCTGCCCATCAACGTCAAGATCGCCGAGTCGGAAGAGGCGCTGAAGGCATGGGATGAACCAGCAACGAAAGCCGAGCTGGAAACCTGTCGCGTCAAGATCGACTCACTGAATGCCGAGCAATTGGCGTTTGATGGTCTGCTGAAGAAACACTCGGCTGCCGACCGCGAAGTCACGCGGCTCAAAACTATCGCCCAAAACGCGAAGAGCAGCGTCGAGGCGATGGAACGAAAACTTGAAGGGGTCAAGAACCACATTGGCAAGCCCTGTGGCGAGTGCGGGAAGACTTACGGCGAGCATGACCTTGCTGGTGCGACAAAAACGCAGCAGGAAGCGATTGTGAAAGCCCGTGCCGATCTTCGTCCAAACCTTCTCGCGCTGAAGGATGCAATCGACGCTGCAACTGCTGCTGCTGACGCCGCCAGTACGTTCAAGGGAACCATGACCGACGTGACCGCTGTGGCGACGCGACAGCGCGAACTGAGCAACCTGCTGAACGCAATCGAAGCTGCCAAGCGTCAGGTAGATTCACATCGCAAGGATGTGGAGAGCATCAAGCGCTTCGCCAACACAAAGCTGACCGAAGCAAACCCCTGGACCAAGGCCATCGACTCGAAAGAGTCCGAGATCAAATTCAACGCCATCGCCATCGCTGACCTGAACACCAAGATCGCCGAGAAGACCACTGAAGTCGATCTGCTCGCCAGTACAGTCAAGGTCTTCGGCCCTGCTGGTGTTCGGGCGCACATCCTCGATACCGTGACGCCCTTCCTCAACGAGCGCACCACCGACTACCTCGGCACTCTGGCTGACGGCAACATTCACGCAGTCTGGAACACCCTCAGTACGACGGCGAAAGGCGAGGTTCGCGAAAAATTCAACATCGAAGTCACCAACGACAAAGGCGGTGATTCGTTCTCGGGCCTGTCAGGCGGCGAAAAGAGAAAGGTTCGCATCTCTGCCGCGATGGCGCTTCAAGACCTCGTTGCTTCGCGGGCCACTAAGCCAATCGATTTGTTTGTTGCTGACGAAGTGGATCACGCGCTGGACGAACCGGGTCTGGAGCGACTGATGGCGGTTCTCGACAAGAAAGCCAAAGAACGCGGCACGGTGTTGGTCATTTCCCACAACTCCCTCGCGGATTGGATTCCAAACGTGATCACCGTGACAAAAGAAAAAGGCAGCGCCACTGTTTCTGGCGCCGTCAGTCCATCCTCAACTTGGTAGAAGGAACAACATGAAAGCAGAGATCAGAAGTTTCAGTAAAGCGGAAGAAATGATGGGAATGCTCGCCGAGAAAATGACGGAGTTTTTCAATCAGGAAACGCCGCGAGTCAGTTTGCCGGCGCCCTGTACGCTGACCGTCAAAACCGGCGAGAAATACTCCAAGAAGCCACACATCGGCGGCGAATTGTTTCAGGCGTCGTCTGCTTACCCCGGCAAAAGGGGCATGGTTTTCGTGTTTCGCCCGATGGCTGCGGAGCCGTATCAGTTCATGGAGATTGAAGAGCGGAATATCCCGCTCATTCTGCCGGAATTCAACAAGACACTGAAGCGCTTCCAGGATGATCTGGTTGAAATCCGTCACGAAGAATCGAGCGCCAAGCGTGTCGTTGATATTGCGGCAAAAGAGGGCGTCTATGCGGACTTCGGCAGCTTCTACGTGATGGAGTTTGCATAATGAACGCCATCAAAATTATTGGTTGTGATCCGTCGCTTAGAAACTTCGGCATCGTCAAGGCCGACCTGGATCTCGACACGCTGACCTTCAAAGTCACCAGTATGGAACTGGTGAAGTCCGAAGCAACCGACGCCAAGACCGCCAAGGTGGTTCGCAAGAACTCTGACGACCTGAACCGCGCCACGCTACTACATGACGGCTTTGTTGCTGCGTGCGATGGAGCGTCCTTTGCCTTCGCCGAGGTTCCGGTCGGGTCGCAGTCTGCGCGTGCAATGGCGAGTTATGGCATCAACATTGGGGTACTGGCCGCCTGTCCGATTCCGATGATTCAGGTGACGCCGACTGAAGTAAAGCTCGCCGGCACCCGAATCAAGACAGCCACCAAGCACGAAATGATCGAGGCTGCCATGAAGGCTCACCCCGAAGCTTTGTGGCTGCTTTACAAGCAAAACGGGAAAACCTACAAGAAGGGCGATGTCAAGGATGAAAACGAACATCTCGCCGACGCCATCTTCGCTATTAAGGCGGGCCTTGCCTCTGAGCAGTTCAAGCAAACCCTCGCCATGATGCGTCACCTTCGGAAAGCGGCCTGATCATGAGACTCTGTGAAGGCGTCATGAAGGTGGAGGTGACTCGACTTAATAAGATTAAGGAGCCTGGCTTTGCGGAGAAGGGGTTCGCCAAAACTGTGCGAGATTCGGAATGCGGCAAGCTCGGCTGCTCGAATATCCATACTGAAAAGTGCGAGCATCTTCTCAATGACAGTGTGATTTTGCAGGCTTACTGCAACACCGTCGTTACCACCTCCACCGAGCATGGCGAGGTCGTCAGGTTTGCTAAGTGTCCAGATGGCGAGTATCTGATTTCCGATATGCCGGTCTCGGAAGGTTATTTCGAGCCGCCCGAATGGGAACACCGAGCCGCTGCCAAGAAGCTCAGTAGGGATGTGCCGCAGACAACCGAGGAGGCTTGGTGATGAATATCAAGGGCCGCCTAATCAGTATGAGCCTCACGCCAGCGCCAACCAAAACCTTCGGCTCATCCAATGGTGTCATGTCTAGCGTGGTAGTAGGGCGTCCAGTGGTGACGTTTTCGTTGGAGATTGATTCGGCGACCGACTCGCGTCATTTTAATCCTGGCGATCTGATCAATCTCTACTTCGCTGAAGACGAGACGAAGAAAATAATGCCGCTCTCCGATTCGCCCCGCACCGCAAGAGATGCATCCGTGAGCCTTGGAGATCATTGGTAGCGTCTTATACGCATCAGTCACCACTGACGTAGAATCACCAGCCGCATTCAAACAACGCACGAGGAAAACATGACTCACAAAACATTCACGCCTGCCCATTCCTTCTTTCCAGGCATGGGACAGGCGGTGGCCGAGCGCACGATCGTTCGCAAGATCAAACAGCCGGTGCCGCTCTACCACGAAACCATCGAGCTTCCCCGCGTCGATGGCACCGCCCTTGATGCCGAGGTGGCCGCCTGGTGCAAGTCCAACAACGTCATCTCCGAGCATTACGAAGTCCTTCATGGCGACGAGCTGATCGTTCGCGTCAAGCTCCATATCACTGACGAGATCGTCGCCGAAACTTGGGAAGATGTGGCGCACCGCGTCGCCCTCGGCAACACCATGCTCTTCCCGCCGTCAGCCAAGAGCGAGTACGACAGGATGCATCACCACTTGCGCCAGGCATCCATCTTGATGTCGGGTCGTCATTTGCAGCACGGCGACGAAACACAGCCGACGCGCCCGCAGGAAGTTTTTACCAACTGCTCCACGGCTGCCGCGAACTTCCTGACCTTCTACCTGCTGTTGAACGGCTCCGGCGTCGGTCGCGACTACTCCGACGAAATGATGGTTGTCGACTATGCCGACATGCCGATTGTGGTTACGACCATCGACCAGCATCACAAGGATGTGCAGAGCGGCGAAATCGTCGCCCAGGATATTCGCAACGCGAAACACCTGTACGCCGGTCGCACGATCAAGGTATTTGAGGTGCCGGACTCCCGCGAAGGGTGGGCCAAGGCGCTTGAGAAGATCGAGCTGGCGGCTTTTCTGGAACAGCGCCGTGAAGTGCTGATCCTCGACTTCTCCAAGGTGCGTGAGCGCGGCGCTCCGATTGGCGGCATGCAGAACCGCCCCGCGTCTGGCCCTGGCCCGCTGATGGAAGCGATCAACAAGATTGCCAAGCTGCGTGATGCCGGCATGGAACCCTGGCGCAGCACCATGTACGCCGATCACTACGCGGCAGAGTGCGTGCTGGTAGGTGGCGCCCGTCGTGCAGCTCGTATGGCCGCGAAGTTCTGGAAAGACAAGAACGTGCTGGACTTCATCCAGGTCAAGCGCGGTGGCTTCATGTGGTCGTCCAACAACAGTGTGCTGGTCGATGCCGAGTTCTGGCGCTACGTGAAGATGGAGGTGGGCGAGGGCGCTGACTGGATGACGAAGTACGACGCAGCGCACGCCAAGGCAGTCTTCAGAGCCATCACCGAAGCCGCCTACCACGACGGCACCGGCGAACCCGGCTTCATCAACGTCGATATGCTGACGTGGAACGAGACGGGCCTCTCCAAGCTGCAGGATGGCGCATTCATCGGGTCAAGTCGCTACGAACTGGATAAAGAAACGCTGGAGCTGACGAAGGAGCTTGCCGGCGCCTGGAGTGCGACCAAGCACAAGGTCATCGTCAATCCATGTGGCGAGATCGTGCTGTCATCGCTGGCTGGCTACTGCGTGCTGGCCACGGTTGTGCCATTTCATGCTGGCGGATACAAGCCGCATACAGGCTTTCTGCGTAGCGCCGAAAACATGAAAGCGTGGGACAACGACGCCGAAGATGCCTTCGGGGTGGCCGCCCGCGCCTTGATTCGCACGAACATGATGGACAGTCTCTACGCCAAGGAAGTCAAGCGCACCAACCGTATCGGCGTCGGCATCACCGCGTTGCACGAGTGGGCCTGGGTGCGGTTCGGCTACGGCTGGAAGGACATCGTGTGCGAGGAAAAGTCGCTCGACATGTGGCTGATGCTTTCTCGGTTCGCCCGCGCAGTCACCTCCGCTGCCGACGAATTCAGCGACATCGTAGGGCTTGAACATCCGCACACCCTGCGGACGATGAAGCCGGACGGCACGATTGCGAAGCTCTTCGGCTTGACTGAAGGCGCTCACCTTCCGTCGATGCGCGAGTTTCTGCGCTGGGTCCAGTTCCGCAATGACGACCCGCTGGTCGAGGTCTATCGCGCCAAGGGCTACCCGGTGCGTAAGCTGACAACTTACAACGGCACGACCATTGTGGGCTTCCCGACGCAGCCAGTGATCTGTTCGCTTGGTATGGGCAACGAGCTGGTCACGGCACCCGAGGCGACGCCCGACGAGCAGTTCGAATATCTGCGCTTGCTGGAGAAATACTGGATCACCGGCGTTGAAGCTGACGGCGTGACGCCCTGCGAAGAGCGCGGCAACCAAGTGTCCTACACGCTTAAATTCGATCCAAAGGTCGTTAGCTTCGATGCGTTCAAGAAGATGCTTTTGGACAACCAATCGACGGTTCGCTGCTGCTCGGTCATGCCTACTTCCGACACCTCAGCTTACGAATATTTGCCGGAAACCCAAGTGACCAAGGCTGAATACCAGATGATTGCCGACGCCATTCAGGATAACTCGGTCGAAGACATCGGAATGGAACACGTCGAGTGCGCAAATGGCGCCTGTCCAATCGACTTTCGGAAAGAAAAGTTTGCCTGATAAAGTCACTCACAACTGAGCTATAATGAAGTCTCTGAAGTAACGCAGCAAAATTTAGAAGTAAGCGAGGGAAGCAATAACGTTTCCCTCGCCTTTTACCCGGTTTCATTGACCGATAACAGGAGATTCACGATGAAAAAACTCGCAGTCGCATTGATGGTCGCCGGTCTTTTGACTGCGTGTGGCCATAGTGACCAACAGCAGGCTGCTCAGGCGCAGCAATACGCGCCGCAGCCTCAGCAATACGCCCAACAGCAGCCGCCGCAGGTTGTCCAGACCGCGCCGGCCCCGGTGATTGTTCAAGCTGCGCCGCAGCAGAACAATGCCATGCAGGACATGCTGCTCGGCGGTGTCATCGGTCACATGATCGGCTCCAGTGGTTCGCGTGGCGTTGGCGGTTCTGCGCCAAGTGCCGGCGCCACCACGGTCGTCAATAAGACCGTCATCAACAAGACCTACGTGCAGGCTGCGCCGACACAGATTGCCGCACCCAAGCGCGTGCAGAGCTACGCCTACCGCCCGCCTGCCACCAGTTCCCGTAGTTTCCGCCGCTAATCGGCATCGTCACACCACCTCAAGGAGAAGCACATGCAAAAGCACTGGAAAGACCTCGCCGCATTGATCGCCATCATTTCGGTTGCGCTCGTCGTCACCGCCTGTGGCAATTCCGCACCGACCAAGGTTGCCGCCGACATGAACATCGTCGATCAAAACCAATCCATCAGCCGTGAAAACGCCACCCTCAACGCCCGTCGCTACGCCGCCGAAGTCTATCCTGGCGCCGACACCCGCGTCGTCATGCAGTCCGACAGCTCGGTGAAGTCCGATTGTCGCTTCGGTGACGGCTGGGCATCCGGCGATCTGATGGACAACCGTGGCGTCAAGATCGACTCCCTGAAGTGTCAGACCAACGGCAGCGGCAAGGGAACGTTCGGATGTATGCCGAACAAGACCTTCGCCACCAAGGACTACGCGGCTGAAGACGGCAAGTGCAACACCGCCATCACGGCCCTGGATAAGTTCAAGTAGCCATGCTGCTGACCTTCACCCCGTTTTGGTTCTTCTTCTGGACGCTGCTCTGCGCGGGTCTTGAACTGACGCTGCTCTACAAGGCACGCAAGCTCTGGAAGAAGAAGTTCAGCTACTAAACCAGTACCCTAGAGCCAGGCTGGGTCTCGGAGAAAGACCGAGGGATGGTGCGACTCGTCATCGCGCCAACCATCCAAAGGGTATCGCAGTGCCTTTCGGATGGTTGAAGCTGACCATGATGGTTGTAATTCCTTTGAAGTGAAGACGTTCAAGACGCGGGTTCGAGTCCCGCCAGGTCCACAAGAAAGAAGACTGGCCGAGTCCTTACCAGACCCACCAGATAAGTATGCGGCGGTGTTCGCGTGAAGCAACGACGCTCGCCAGTCTTCTCCCTTATGGGCCTGAATTGGTTTCGATTGGGCGAGATAGTGGAGAAGGCAACCGGATAGGCGACTGACCTAATCAGCGCAAAACCAGTAACCGCCAACGACAGCGTTTACCTGCAAGCCGCCTAAAAGCCGGCAAGCCGGGATGCCCACCACATAGCTTCGGCTGTGCCTGAGAACAGAAGGTGGGCGCCAATTCTTAACGAGGGAACAGCAATGCCAATCTTCGATTATAAATGCGCCGACTGCGGCAACGAGTTCGAAAAGATCGTCCGCTCTGAAGTGGTCGATGTCGAGTGTCCGCTGTGCGGAGCAATCGCCGAACGCAAGGAAGTTTCGTTCAAGGGCGGCTTTGTCCTGAAGGGCGAGGGCTTCTACAAGCCGAGTCCGGTTCATCCCCTGGACAAGCAGTAATCCATTTCACGACAAGGAGCATCAATGAAAATCGTCCAACCAACCTTCGAGATCATCGACCACAACAACCTGCTCCGCAACATCGAGCTTGGCGCCAGGGTCTGCTACAAGTCGGAAGACAAGATCGGTCCCGGCTCGGATGTGGCGATCATCGAGAAGATCAAGAACTTCAAGCACGAGAGCGTGCTGGAGCATGGCGTCATCACCGTCAAGTTTCTGACCGATCGTGGCGTCACGCACGAGCTGGTGCGGCATCGGGTTGCCTCGTTCTCGCAGGAGTCAACACGATACTGCAACTACAGCAAGGACAAGTACGGCAACGAGATCAGCTTGGTTGATCCGTTCTTCTTCGACCCTGCCGAGCCGACGCAAAACGTCATCATCCCGACGGCGCTCATGAGTGTTTCCGGTGGCCCGAAGCTCTTCGCGATGGGCGGCGAAGACGGCGAGGGCGTGCAGATGAATTCCTTCGATGTGTGGTTTCTGACCTGTCTCTGGACGGAGTGGGGCTACAACACCTTGACGCAGCAGTTCAAGCGCTCCGCACAAGAAGCCCGCTCGGTGCTGCCGAACTCGCTGAAGACCGAGATCCAGGTGACGGCCAACGTGCGGGAATTCAGACATATTTTGAATCTTCGCTGTAGCAGAGAGGCGCACCCGCAGATCAGGCAAATCATGATCCCGCTGCTGCGTGAATTTGCAAAGCGCTGGCCGGTGCTGTTCGCCGACATTGCCGAGAGACATATTGCTGATGGTAATTTCCCTGCCGAACATGAAGCAAGGCAAGTGTGTTAATGTGCTTCACATCGCGCATGTTAGCTGTTACTATTGACACCTTCTAAACCGAGGTACTTATGGGACACGCTAAGCCTTCCGACGAAACAAAGGGCGCTATCGCCAGTATGTATTTGGCCGGCTACAGCCTCTCTGTAGTTGCTGCAAAATTTGGGTACAAGAGCCATGTTTCTGTGCTGAAAATACTCAGACAACTGGGAGTTGAAACCAGAACGCAGAGCGAAGGGATGACCGGGCTGGCAAATGCCAGAAAGCACTCGCTAAATGAGCATCTGTTCGACGGCGAGATTGACACTGAGGAAAAAGCATACTTGCTCGGGCTGATGTATTCAGACGGATGGGTGACGACGGCGCAGGGCGGTAAGTATGTAATGGGTATCGGATCGACTGACCGTGAGATCGTCGAAATGGTCAAGAGCATTCTTTCCGCCACTAACCCAATAGTTGCCAAGAAGGTGTATAGCGACGCGCACCGACAGGGGTATGAGTTTGTCGCCAGCAGTAAGTCACTCGTGACCGGATTGCGGCATCATGGATGCGTTGAGAATAAGTCTCACATTCTTACGTACCCGACCCTAAAGGAAGGCATGCACCGGCACTTTATTCGGGGCCTGTGGGATGGCGACGGGTCAGTAAAAAACACTATCCCGAGTTCGAAACACCGAAGTAAGTACCTGCGTCTGTCGTTGGTTGGCGCAATGGACCTACTCTACGGAGTGATGTTGCACATGGATTACGCACTTGGCTGCAAGGGCGCCTTTTCCAATCACGGAAACGTTTTTCGCCTCGTTTACAGTTCCAGAGCAAAGGACGTTCATGACTACATTTACAAGGATGCAAAGTATGCGCTGGCACGAAAAGCCACATTAAGTAATACCGAACATCCGGCGCCCGCACAGGAAGTTCTTCACGTTCCGGTTTAGTCCTTATATTTTCGGGCTATACTAGATAAGTCAGCACTGAACCAATACAAACCGGAGATACATCATGAAACAGATGAAAGACCTTCTGCAATCCCTGCTTGTTGCCATCGGGCTGCTCCGCAAGAAGACCACCGACGACGCATTGACCACCTTCTACAAGGCGGTCGATGAACTGAAGAAGGTTGAAGCCGAGCATACGGCTCTTGCCGATCTGCACAACGAGGCGAAGGCGGTGGCCGAAAAAGCCGCCAGCATCGCCTACGCCGAAGCCAACCGCGCCCGCAGCGTGGCCGCCAAGGTCGCCGCGCTGATCACCGCCTAACCCAATATCACACAGCCCAAAGGAGTCATCATGTCCCAAGCCAACCAGAGCAATGCCAACGTCAGCCCGCTTCATGAACTGCTGTTCGGAAAGAGCGGCGCAGCGAGCGCGTCTGTCGTATTTCCGAAAACCAACGAACACCTGATGGACGATTTCCCGCACGGTGGCTGCGTCGGCTCCAGCTTCGGCCCGTTCGACAGCAGTCATGAAACCACCCTGACGCGGGAACAGTTCATCAAGGCGATCTTCGGCGACACCATGCGTCAAGCCGAAGCGCGTGCGGCGGAAGCCGAAAGTGAAACCAAGGTCGCTCCCCCGTTGGGCGAAACCAAGGTCGCAAGCCTGCTGGACGAAGCCTTTGCTCCCGCCTACTCGGATCGTCTGATCTCCAACATGCCGGACGGCGAAGTGACCGACGAAGCGATCATCTCCGTACCTGGCGCCATCGTGTTCGACGGCGACGACGCTTGCGAATCCAGCGCTGCGGTCGTGCTTGAGCGTCATCCGAACTCGGGCGGTCTCGCTATTCGCATCGGTGACGATGGCGGCAACTCGGTCGTCTTCGACTCCGGCACCGTGACCCGCCTCTGCGGTGCGCTGCAAACGCTTTCCGCGTTCGCTGGCTTTCTCCACAACACGAAAGGTCAATAACATGAACCACAAAGAATACCAAGCGGCAGCAGTCCGCACCGAGTCGGTTCCGGCCAAGATCAACGTTGGCGAAATTCCGTTGCATGCGTTGCTGGTCTCGATGATTGCCACCACGCAGCTCGCCAACGACTTCAAGCGCACCATTTTCTACGGCAAGGATCTTGACAGCGCCGCCGTTGCTGCGGTCGCCGATTCGATTTCGGGTCTGTTCGCTTTCATCAGCGCGGCGGCCAAGCAGGGCGATCTGCAGAAGTCCGTCTTCGAAATGAAGATGGAGGGCAAGGTCTCGCTGCCGCCCGAACTGCTTACGCTCGACAAGGACAACATCGACATCCGTCTGCTGCACGCGGGATTCGGCATCTTCACTGAGTCCGGCGAGATTCTCGAACACGTCTTTGCTGCCTACGAGAACGGCGTGCAACACATCGACGAAGTTGGCTTCGGCGAAGAGATCGCCGATGTCGCCTGGTATCAAGCCATCGCCGTTGATACGCTCGGTCTGGATATGGACAAGCTGCTCGAAGCCAACATTGCCAAGCTGAAGGCGCGTTTCCCCGAAAAGTTCGACGCAGCCCTGGCCATCAATCGCGACACCGATGCCGAGCGTGCGGTTCTCGAATCCCATCATGCGTCCGACGTGGTGCCGCGTGGTTCGCTTGGCGAAGAGATTACCGCGTAATGATCGGCATTTCAGGCGCCCATCGAGTAGGCAAGTCAACGCTTGCGAAGGCTTACGCTGAGAGCGCCAAGATTGATTACGTCCCGACCACGGCGGTCGGCGTTTTCAAGCGCCTGGGACTTGATCCTGCTGCACCAATGGACTTCGGTACGCGGTTGATGGTGCAGCGGGAGATCCTCAAAGAGTTCGACGGCATTTACGCGCAGTACGCCGGCAAGGTTGCTGTCACCGACCGAACACCGTTGGACTTGATGGCCTACACGCTGGCGGAATGTGTCGGTGATGCGGTCAGCGAAGAGGAACAGGTGAAATTGGCTACATACATGCAGGACTGCTTTGATGTCTTCAATAAGCGGTTCTTTCTGTTGATGATCATTCAGCCTGGCATCGAGCTGGTAGCGGAAGAGGGCAAGGCAGCACTGAACAAGGCTTACATCGAGCATTTGAACGCGATCATTCTTGGCTTGTCGGTGGATGAGCGGTTGCGGGTTCCGCACTTCTACCTGCCGCGTCGCATGCTGGACCTGGATGACCGAATCATCGCCCTGAAGAATTCCAATATTCGGGTGCGGCGTCGGGCAGAGCAGGACTACATCGAAGCGGTTGAAGACGGCAGGATAGTTCGGCATTAAGCAAAGCAGTCAGGATAAGTCACAAGTGAAGCGACTTTCCTGACTGTTTGTTATATCATAGGTTTGTCGCGAGTGCGAAAGAACCGGGAGAACAGAATATGGCAGCAGTATTGCAAATTGAGATAGCGAAAGACGTATTGGCGCACGTCAATGACATGCCGACAGTTCGTGAAGAGCTGGAGCGCAAGACCTACGAAACCCTGAACCACCTCTCGGATCGCTTCCTCGCGGGCTACATCAGCGAGGCTGACGTATCGTTCGGCTGCGACATCATCTGGATGGTTGCTTCGGGCCTGGTGGGTGACGATCTGGCGAAGGCGATCACGACGAGCGTCTCCACCGAAAGCAAGCAAGAGCGTCGGATCTTCGCCGACGAGTCCGACAACATCACGCTGACCGTCAAGCGGGTTATGGGCGAAGACACCTTCACCATCCTCAAGCGCAGAGGGTCTGCGATCATCGAGGGCAAAGCCATTCAGTGCGGCACACCCAAGCAAGCGAAAGAGAAGATGGAAGCCCTGTGCGCCCGTCTTGTTAATCGTGGCATGGATGAACTCTAGGAGACCAGCATGAACGAAATCAAGGAACCAACCGTCACGCAAGAACGAACAGGTCAGTGCGATCCGCATGAAGTCTTCAATCACGACGCTTTCGGCACCGTGACGATGACGGTTACACGCGGCGGCGACAGCACGTTGTTTGGGTCCGACCTCGGGCACGGTGATCGCGTCTGCATCAAAGTCCAACGCGCAGAACGCAAACGCAACTTGAATCGCGATTGGATTCACGGCGATTGTCGCCCGATGGTTGAGTTTGAAATGAGCCACGCGCAGTTCGCCCAGTTCATCACGTCGCAAGGCAACGGCAGCGGCACGCCCTGCACGTTGCGTCAAGCGCCGGAACGCGGCACGTCAATTCGCGAAATGCCAGGTATCAAGAATATCGAAACAAAACACGAAACCTTTCGGCGCGAAATCGCCGACGCCAGTAGAAAGCGACTTGAAGCCATCAAACGCAAGGTCGATGAACTTGGCGATTTGATCGAGTCCGGCAAGCTTCCGAAGTCTCAACTGCGCGAGCTTCACAAGGAGCTTCATCGGGAAGCCTCGTATTTGCCAGGCACGATGGAGTTCGTCGTTAAGTCGGCGGAAGAGGCGCTTGAGAAGGCAACAAGCGACGCCAAGATCGAGGTTGAGTCCTACATCGCAATGTCGGCCCAGCGCATCGGGCTGAAGCACATCAGCCAGCTCGCGCAGTTGGAAAACAAGCCGGCAAGTGCGGGAACACCCTGCGAACGCGGCGAGCATACGTTCAGCAGGTCGATGAATCAGGAGTATCCGCGCCGCTGCGTTTATTGCGACACACCGGAGAAGGCGTAGGCATGCTGATCGCGAAGATACAACTGTCGCCGGCGAAGTCGGTCATCGCGGAGGTTCTGCGGATCGGGCTGGTGAAGTTTGATCCTCGTCCCGATTGGGCGCTCGTGCGCTGGCCGGTAGGAGATAGACCCATGAGAACGCATGTGGTTTGGATGCACCCCGACGACACCCTGTTCATTTGGGTTCGCGAGTTCAATTTCAAGGAGAGGCAATGAAACCTGTCAAGATTTTCAGCGACGCCATTGAAGGCAAGGCCCTCGCTCAGTTCCATGACGCAATGTCGATGGGCTTTGCGGTGCAGGGCGCACTGATGCCGGACGCCCATGCAGGCTACGCGCTGCCCATTGGTGCGGTCGTGGCGACAGACGGGGTAGTTGTGCCAGCCTGGGTCGGTTACGACATCGGCTGCGGCATGTGCGCGATCCCGACCTTGTTCAAGCGCGAAGAGGTGGAGACGAATAAGAAGGCGATCTTCGACCAGATTTACCGCGACGTGCCGGTTGGCTTCAACCACAACTCAAAGCCCGTCGATTGGAGCTACGAAGGCCGCATTTCTGATTTCGCCGCCAAACTTTACGCTAGTGGCGCGTGCGAAAAGCAGATCGGATCACTCGGTTCGGGGAACCACTTCATCGAGATCGGCTACGACGAGCGGGATACTGTCTGGATCGTAATTCACTCAGGTTCGCGTGGCGTCGGTCACAAACTCGCCACGCACTACATGAAGCTCGCGTCCAAGTCGGACAAGGCGAAAGAGTGGCATTACGGGCTTGACGTGAGTTCGCCCGATGGCAAGAACTACATCAACGACCTGGCGTTCGGCCTGCAGTTCGCGCTGGACAACCGCAAGACGATGCTGAATCGCATTTCGTGGGCCATTCATCATGTCGGCTGCGGCGGTGCACTTCTGTGGCTTGACCTTATCAACCGCAACCACAACCACGCCGAACTCAAAGATGACCGGTGGATTCACCGCAAGGGAGCCACACACGCCGAAGACGGCATGATGGGTGTGATCCCCGGCAACATGCGTGACGGATCGTTCATCGTTCGTGGCAAGGGCAATCCCGACTCGCTGTTCTCCAGCTCGCATGGAGCTGGGCGTGTCATGAGCCGAACCGAGGCGAAGAGTACTCTGTCGGTCGCGACGTTCGTCGAGCAGATGGAAGCATCGGGTGTTCAGGCGAAGGTAGGCTTCGATACCGTCGATGAGTCACCGCTGGCTTACAAGTCGATTTTTGATGTGATGGCGATGCAGACCGATCTGGTTGAGGTCGTCCATCACATCAAGCCGATCATCAACATCAAGGGGTAGGCAAACAAGAGTTTCCAGCATCGGGCCAATCCCGGTGCTTTATCATCGCTTTTGTACTAAGTCAATCGTGACTAATCAAGGAGATCACCAATGAAACACGTTTATCTGCAAAATGGCCGCACCTTCCGTCCCGCCGACCCCGACTCGCTGAACATCCAACAGACGCTCCCGTTTGGCACCTACACCGTTGGCTGCACGCCGGCTGGCTTTCATCTTGAAAAGATTGGTGACTTTACGCTGCCGAGCAAACTCTACGGCGACGTGGAGAAGAAGACTGACCGCATTCTCAGCACCTTCCAGGATCGCCCCGCTGGCACCGGTGTTCTGCTGTCCGGCAAATCGGGTTCCGGCAAGACGATGCTGACCAAACGCATCTCGCAGAAGGCAATGGATGACCTTGGCGTCATCACTATCGTCATCAACCAGCCGCTGCGTGGCGAAGAGTTCAACTCCTTCATCCAAAGCATCGAGCAGCCGGCGATCATCCTGTTCGACGAATTCGAAAAGGTCTATGACCGCGAAGCGCAGCAGCTCCTTCTGACGATCTTCGATGGCACCTACTCGTCCAAGAAGCTGTTCCTGCTGACCTGTAACGACCGCTTCCGCATCGACAACTACATGCAGAACCGGCCCGGTCGCATCTATTACTCGCTGGAATACGGCGGTCTCGACAAGGACTTCATCACCGAATACTGCCAGGACAACCTGAAGAACCTGGACAACCTCAACGGCGTCGTTATCGCGTCGGCGTTCTTCAACGAATTCAGCTTCGACATGCTGAAGGCGCTGGTCGAGGAAATGAACCGCTACAACGAGACGGCGACCGAGGCGATGCAGATTCTCAACATGAAGCCGCAAAACGACGAGGGCGGCACTTTCGTCTGCACCATCATGCGTGACGGCAAACCGGTGGTGTACGGCAGTGACGACGGCACCACGATCCCCGCAGCCCGCTGTCGGCGAAGGGCTGGGGAATTAACCTCTACGCCACCGAGTACGACGACGATTTCACGGGCGAACGCAAGCCTAACGAGATCACCGAGGATGAGACTTACCAGATCGACGTGGAAAAGCTGATCAAGGTCGATCCGGCTGCGGGTACGTTCGTCTTCGGCACCAAACGGCCCGACACCGAGATGCACTTTAAGCGCCAGGTTGTGCGTCCGCTGACTTTCAATTACGACGAGTTCTAAACAAGGCAGGGCGCCGGCGTGGTCGGCGCCAAACCAAACATCAGGAGAAAATAATGTCAATGAAACATATGGTTATGTCCGTCTCGCCGGCCCTTGCTGAAGAGTGGCTCAAGATGAACACAAACAATCGCAAAAAGCGCCCCAGCACGGTAAAGAAGTACGCCCGTGCCATGCGTGACGGCGCATGGAAGCTCACACATCAGGGGATCGCCTTTGATGAGGATAATCGTCTTCTTGACGGTCAGCATCGCCTTGAAGCCATTGTGCAGTCGGGCGCCACCGTGGAAATGCTGGTGTGTTTCGATGTGAGTCGCGACGTGTTCGCCTTCATCGACGACGGCGCCATTCGCAACTCAGCAGATCGTCTTGGCAAGGACAAGAACCACTCCGAAGCCATTCGTTTCGCCTGCCGTATGATCTTCGGTCGCGAGCCAACCCCCACCGATCTGATCGAGGTTGATGGTCACATTGGCGACACACTCGCCGATCTGATCGCCTTCTGCCCTACGTCGGTGAAGTATTTCTCGTGTGCCGCCATGAAGGTTTCTGCTGTGGCTCACATACTTGCTGGCTCCGATGAGCGGTACGTGCTGGAAACCTACCGCTCGCTTGTTCTCTCGGACCTTTCCTCTATGTCGCCAAGCGGCGTCGCGCTGACCACGCAGTTCCTGAAAAACACCCTTCACACAAACGACCTGCGCGACACCGTGGCCCGTGGCGTGACCGTGTTCGATTCGGCGCGGAAAAACAACGTCAAGATCATCATCAAAGACCCCGACACGAACTATTCCTGGGTCCGTGATGTTTTGCGCAGCGAAATGCGCGGGCCGCTGGCTCTCGCGGCTTAATCACGCAGGGCGTCGGCATGAGTTGGCGCCCTATCTGACATCGGGGAGAAGAGCATGGCAACCAAAACCACAGGCGCTGAGTTCAAGCGCTTTTACAGCGACAAGGCTATTTGGGGCGAAAGCCCTGGCGCAATTTGGCATGACGATGATGTCGTTACCGTAAATGGAGTTGTCCAAGAAGACTTGGCCGACGAAAACTTTCCCGACGGAGCCGCCGTAACGATCTCAGACGGTGTTGTGTATGGCGTTGCCGGCGAACCTTCGTTTGAGACGTTCTTCAAGCGCTGGAAGAGGGCGCAGACGACGGCCTCATTCCCGGTCGAGTGCGACATATCAAAACTTGACGCGGTGAAGGCGGCAATTCAAGCGGCTGGCGGGAAAGTGTTGAAATAATGGCCAGCCCTGTGGATCTCTCCTGGTTCATTGGCAGGAAGTTCAACCTTACTGGCGTAGACACAACAGGCGCAATCTCCATGAAGACATGGGGAGATGACTTCAAGAGTTGTCAGGCGGTAAATTTCATCCTCGACGGCATCACTTACTCGGCTATCGAAAACCCAGATGACGGCTATCGGTCGAGCATGCATGAGATTCGCGTAACGGACGCGGTGGTTGCCAACACATTCCCGTCGTGCGCGGTTTTCGTGGAATATATGCCGGATGACGACTATGGGACAAATGATGTCGCCTTATTCAAGGACAAAATAACGGGCAAAACCGTGTTGGAGATCGGCACCCATAGCTCGGACGACTACTGCCCGTCGTTCGTTGGCGCGTTTCACCCAGAGGCGATGGCGGTCAATGTGAGAGATTCGTCGCCTCAAGCTACGAGCTACGTGCCGGCTGCTGAAGCTACGCCAGGCTGGGGAGAGTTCGCGTGACCTCCGTCGCCAGTACGTCCCTCGCCGCCTATCACGCACTCCCGGTCACGGACCTGGAAGAGCTTGTCTGCCGCGCCATCGCGTCATTTGGCATCGAGGGATGTATCTCCGATCAGGTTCGCGACTTGTTCCCAAGCCTCTCCTACTCATCCGTCACAGCGCGGTTCTCTGCGCTTGAAGAGAAAGCGATGATCTTCCGCGCTGGTGACACGCGACCGGGCGAGTCAGGGCGACGCCAAAAGGTCATGCGTGACATCAGGTATGCGTCGTCTGTTCCTGTCGTCGTAGCGACGACGAAAATGAACCCGTACCTCAGAGGCATGATCGCGGCAGCCAAGATCGTCAAGGCGTCGTCTGATCTGCACTCTGCCAAAGATGCACTTTACAAGGAGCTGAAACGTGTCCTCACAAAATGATCGGCAAGCGAGAGTTCCGCTGACTGCTCCAACGCTCTGTCGCTAAACTGACGATATCGAAACAAGAAAAGGGACTGAACAATGCGTGAAGCCTACGAGCGAGTGATCGACATTCTGACCGGCGAGATCGATCACAAGGCGATGTGTATCGCCTTTGCCAAGCGTTACCCGAAGGAGTTCTGCCAGGTGGTCGGCATTGATCCGATTCAGGCGAAACAAACGGAGCTTGAGCGGAAGATCATCGACTTTTACACCGTCGGCAAAAAAGTTGAGGCGATCAAGCTGCATCGTCAAGAGACAGGCAGCGGTCTCAAGGAAAGTAAGGACTTTTGCGATCTGCTTTTCGACAGGCACATTCACACGCCAAAAACCACCACACCCGATCCGACGTGGTAATATCGCGCCATTATCAATCAGTCACAAGTGAGACATCATGAAAAAACTATTTCGTCGCCTTTACGTTGCCGCAATCTACCTTCCTCTTTTGGCTTTCGGCGTGGTTATCGGTGCGGTTCTAGGTGCCGTCATGGGCATCACCGGCACGACCGTACCGTTGTGGAATGAATTCAAGGGTGCTGGAAACGCTTAATTTTCCAACACAGCATCAGTCATACCTGACTATACTGTAAGTACAAAACAACCCAACCATCACAGGAGATTCACTATGAGACGAGTTCTTGGCTACCAATCCACCGACGGCACGATCTTCGGCGACAAAGCGCTTTGCAAGGCCCACCAGACCAACCTGAACATCCTCTTCGCCTCGCGCAGCCTGGTCGAGAGCAAGTTCGATGATGCGCTGCCGACAAGCGAAGCTGTGCGCGACGCCGTGACCGACTTCCTGATCGAGAACAGCGGCGATCTGCTCAACGTGCTGGCCGGCAAGATCCAGGCGCCGGAAGAAAAGATTGAAACGCAGCAGATTGCGCCTGCTCCCGCCGTTTCGGAGAACGTCGAGCCTGACCAGCCCGTGACGGGCGCACCAATCGACGACGAACTGGACGAACTGCTCGTCGATTTCGCCTAACAACACCGCCGTCTTGCCCAAGCGGCCCGTCGAGTGATGGGCCTCTTCCACAAGACCACCAACAACCAGGAGAGAGCAATGAGCGAATTCAAGTGCGAAGTCGTCCGCGTCGAGATCATCCCGCATCCGAACGCCGATGCAATCGAGATCGCCAAGGTTGGCGATTACCAATCCATCGTCAAGAAAGGCCAGTTCTGCAACGGCGAACTGGCGGTCTATCTGCCCGAGCAGGCAATCATCCCGAAGTGGCTGCTGGTCGAGATGGGCTTTTGGGACGAAGAACGCCAGAAAGGCGGACTGCACGGCGCTACCGGCAATCGCATCAAAGCAATCAAGCTGCGCGGCGTGCTGTCGCAGGGCATCGTGTATGGCGGCGAGCAGTTTGTGGAAGACGAAGAGGTCGAAGTTCTTCTGACGACCGGGCGCGACGTACTTGGTTTGCCGTATGGCGTCGGCCTCAAAGAAGGCGACGACGCGGCTGAGTTCCTGGGTGTCGTCAAGTACGAGCCAGCAATCCCGGCACACATGGCTGGTCGCATCATCGGTGCAGACCTCTCGGCCACGCATAAATACGACTTCGACAACCTGAAGAAAATGCCTTCGATGTTCGACGACGGCGAGCATGTGGTCATCACCGAAAAGATTCACGGCACCTTCCTGGCCATCGGCGTCGTGCCAACCAAAGACGCCAACGAGAAATACTACGGCGGTCGCGTCACCATCTCCAGCAAGGGGATGGGCGCCAAGGGCTTTGTGCTGGATCACAACGACGAGGGCAACCTCTACGCGCAGTGCGCCAAGAAGCATGGTCTGCTCGACAAGGTGCTGGAGATGGGCGGTCTGCTCGCTGACTCACACGACAAGCCCGTCTTCCTGTGCGGCGAGGTCTTCGGCAGAACAATGGGCGGCGGCATCGTGCAGGATTTGACCTACACCGATGAGCCGCTTGATTTCCGCGCCTTCGACATCTGCGTCGGCAATCGCGGCAGCGAAGAGTATTTCGACTGGATGAGCTTCAGTGTCGCCTGTGAAATGATGGGCATCTATCGCGTGCCGGCATTGTTCATCGGCCCGTACTCAAAGAGGTCGTCCTGAAGCATACCGATGGCCCGACGACGCTGCTCCCGGTCAGCAACAAGGCGCACATCCGCGAAGGCGTGGTTGTGAAGTCCCTCAATGAAACTCGCCATCCACATTTCGGTCGCAAGATCGCCAAGAGCGTCAGTGAGGCGTATCTGCTTCGCAAGACGGAAAACGCAACTGAGTACGCATGATGACCTCCAGCCCGACTGTTATCTTTGAAGGTTTGCGGATCACATCAATTCGCGACCTTAATGACGCCGCACAAAATCTCGTTGAAGGATTCTGCAGTGGCGGCTTCTCGGATCACAAAACGAACATCATCAAGCTATTCGAGGAGGTTGGCGAGCTTTCGCAAGCGACAATCAAGGGAACGCGGCAGGACTTGATTGACGAGATTGCTGATGTGCTGATTGTGGCGACGGCGCAGGGTGCTTTTGTAGGCGCCACAGCCGGCGAGCTGCAGGACGCTATTGAGCGAAAGCTGAACAAAGGTCTCGCACGTCTTGACACTTTGCTCAAGACGGAAAACGCAACCGAGTACGCTTAATCCAGCTTTCATCTGGTATCATGAAGTAACTCAGCGCTGACGAGTGTCGGCGTTGAACCAAAACACAGGAGAAACATCATGGCCACAGCCCGTATCACGAACATCCTTCGCCAGCAGATTCACGACGCGGCGATGAAGAACGCCTTCGCGGCAGAAAAGGCACAACTCGAAGCTGACTGGAAGGCGTTTTCGCTGAAGGTCTATGACAAGATCGTCGCCAAGAAGGATCAGGCGCTGATCGAGCAACTGCCTCGTGAATTGTTTTGGCGCACTTCCTCAAAGGAAGCGTTGATCGCGCCGAACGTCAAGGCACACGACCGTCTGACGCTGAAGTTCGATAAAGACATGGCGTTCCCGCAAAGCTGGCAATACCGTCGCGGCGAAGCGGTTGTCGATGCGAAGCTCCACGCTGAATTTCGCAAGCTGGAAGACCGCAAGGACGCCATCGAAGCAAGCGAAGAGGAACTGAAGTCGAGCATCAATCAAGTTCTCTACTCGGCAACGACGGTCGCCAAGCTGCTTGAAGTCTGGCCCGAGTCCGATCCGTTCATCCCGGACTGGGCCAAGAACGTTGTCAAGAACACCAACCTGCCTGCGGTCTGCGTTTCCGGTTTGAATGCGCTGCTGGCGAAGGCCCTTGGTGTACCAATGCTGACTGCGGCTTAACGAATTCCAGAGAGCCTGCACGGCTCTGCTGGTCGAGGCCCTCTGGGTCGGCTGCAGGTTGCCCTGAAAAGCGCCTGTGGTGCCGGTCTCACGACCTCGATCCAGTGGGATGCGTGCAGGGGAGCCGCGAGAGCGGAGCAAATAACACGAGGCGACATCATTTCGCGCCTACTCTGAACAACCAGGAGAAACACCATGAACGAAATCAAACTCGGCAGCACCGTCAAAGACCTCATTTCCGGCTTCACCGGCATCGCTATTCAACGCCTGGAGCAACTGAACGGCAACGTGCAGATCGCCATCCAGCCGAAGATAGCAGAGGGCGCCACCGCCTATCCCGAGGCGATGTTCATCGACCATCACACGCTTGCCGTGATCGACGAAGGTGTCAGCGCCAACATGATCGAGCCGGAAGAAACCATGATCGAGCTTGGCCAGCGTGTGCGTGATCGCGCCACCGGCTTCGAAGGCATCGCCACCCAGCGTGCGATCTACATCAACGGCTGTACGGGCTACTCGGTGGTGCCGAAGATGCGCGAAGACGGTCTGATCAACGAAGTGCCGTCGCCGAGCTGGATCGACCACAACCGTCTGGAAGTGGTTGGCGACGGTCTTCACGCCGATGTGCCGCGTGCGGTGGTCGAGAAGGATGAGAAGGATGCGCCGACGCCGACCACCGTGCGTCCTGGCGGTCCGGCGCAGCGTGTCATGAATCGGTAAGCAGTATCGCGTATTGTGGCGTCAGTCAGCGGTGACAAGTGTTGCCGCGACTTTTAAGGGAGAAGCACAATGTACGTCCTGATTGTAATTTGGGTCATGTCCTCGACGGTAATAACCGGAACCGAGCGAACCAAGAACCAGATCAGTTCGCCGGCCATCGCCATGCAGGTGTTCGACTCGCAGACAGCCTGTGATACCGCCGCAGGCTATATCAAAGGTATACTCGCCGGCAGTCGCATTGACGCGTTCTGCGTCCTTAAATGACCCCGCTTCGCCTCCTGAAACCCTACCGTCGCCTGCGCGGCGGTATTTGGGTGCATGTTCGCAATCGAGGCTGGCGTCGTGCGGTTCCTTCGCCGTGTGGTGAGTGGCTGCACGACGACGCTGGATTCCGCTACCGCTTCACCAATCGCTACATCATGAAGATCGAGGACTACTCGCGTAACCTGTCGCTGTCCAAGCTGTATGGGTTATGCTAAGTCATCACTGAGACAAGCAAGGGGAAGACATGAAAATCCAGAAATCGACCGCCGAGAAGCTAACCATCACCGGCGTTGAGAACCTCGATCCGGTTGCCGTCATCGTTGAAGACTTCGGCCCAGGACAAGGCAAGATCACGATCACCTGTTTTGGTGACGCCTGGAGCCATTACTGGAGCCACATGGGCGAAGACAATAAGCTGGCTGACTTCTTCTGCGGCTGCGACGAACACTACCTAGCCAAGAAGCTGAAGAGCGGCATCAATTCCAAGATTGACGATGACGACGACGAGGCTCTGGAAAAACTGCTCAAGGTCAAAATCATCGAGGGGCGCAAGGATGACTCCTTCAACAAAAATCAGGCGCGTGACCTTTGGGATCGCACAAAGTGTGTTGAAGCCAGCAATCCTAGCGCCCACAGCGATCTGCTTTACGACGTTCTCGGCGACGAGTGGTGGTGTTGCACGCCAAAGAAGCCAAACCCCGGTTACGAATACCTGTGCCGAATCATCAAGACGGTGCAAGCGGCAATGAAGATGGATGCGACCGCAGCCGTCGAACCGTCCTAGTTGCACGGGTTACAATAAGTCATCACTGACACGACAAAGGAAAGCACCATGCCCAAGATCGCCTTTCTGGACACCGAAACCACCGGACTCTTCGCGGAGGATCAGCGCATCATCGAAATCGCGATCCTCACCTATGACTCAGGCAGCCGAAAGCTGGTTGATTCCTACGTGCAGCGCATCGATCCTGAGCGTGCCATTGAAGCAAAGGCCCAGGCGGTGCATGGCATCAGCTACGAGTCGCTGGCGGGTGAGCCGAAGATGAAGGACGTGGCCAACACCATCTCCACGAAGATCGACGCCACCGCGCTGGTGGTTGCCCACAACGCCGCCTTCGACGTGCCCTTCATCGGGATGGAGTTGCATCGCGTTGGCGCCCCGCTGCCGAGCGTGCCGTCGTTCTGTACCTGCGAGAACGGACGTTGGGCAACCCCCGACGGCAAGCTGCCAAACCTGCGTGAACTCTGCTTCGCCCTTGGCGTCGATTACGACCCGAGCAAGGCTCACGGCGCCGAGTACGACGTTCAGGTCATGGCTGAGTGCTTCTTTCGCGGCGTTGATCGTGGCTTCTTCGTTCCGACCTACCGGGAGGCAGCATGAGCGTCGTCTGCCCGTACTGCGGCAAGCCGGCTGAGTTGGTTACGGGTGCCGCTATCTATCCGCGTCGCTCTGATCTTCACGGTAAGAGCTTCTATCGCTGCAATCCGTGTCATGCCTACGTTGGCTGTCATCCAGGTACGACGAATCCACTCGGACGCCTGGCGAACGCCGAGCTTCGCAGAGCAAAGATGGCAGCGCATGCGGCATTCGACCCAATCTGGAAGACAGGAAGAATGAAGCGTGGCGTGGCCTACGAGTGGCTCGCGAAACGACTCGAAATCAACAAGAGCGACTGCCATATCGGCATGTTCGACATTGAAACCTGCAAGCGCGTTACCGAGGTTTGCTGGAAGCAAAGGGGAACAGCATGAGCCACATTGAAATTTCAGCAGCGCTCGTCATCAGGGCCTGTGAGCGCTACCTTGAGGAGCGCGAGGAGAACATCGAGGAGATCCGGGAGTCCGCCATCGCCGACGAAATGAACGCTCGTCGCTGGTTTTGGCAGCGAAAGAAGACTCGCGAGGAGGCAATCGACAGTCTTCGCTCCGACTTCATTAACCGCTACAACACGGCGCACTTTCACTGTGGTCGTCAGGCGGGCAGGGTTCAGCACCTTCTCACGCTGGCGAAGCTGACCGGCAGCCTGAATATGAATCTTGACGACCAGCACGCCGCCGACATCGGCTCTTACTTGCGGGAGGAAGCATGAACGTTAAAGAGATTTTCGAGAAAAACAACGCCGAGTTCCTGAAATTCGGCAATGTCCAGAATAAGCTGAGTCAGCGGGCTGATCTTCACGCCTTCATGTTGCTCGACGCTCTGCTCCCCGGCGATCAGGATATGGTTTCTGCTGCCGACCACGAAGAGATTTGGCTTGATGTTGGCATCGAAGACCTGGCTGCGGTAGCCACTGAAGCGCAGATTGTCGAACTGATTCGCTGTGGCGTTCGCCTTGACAGCGAATTCGATTGCCTTTGCATGTTCGTGTGACGCCGTGATCTACAGTCTAATTCCTACAAACACAAGTCCCTCTACGGGCTTGAAGAAGAGCGGATGGTGAACATTCGTCTTTCCGTGATGTCTCGGAAATAGGTTCACGATGCGTGATTTGAGAGGATTTTGAGCTGGATGATAATGGGCCGCTTTGGTGATGTATTGCCATCCAGGAATTTACACAAATAACGCGGCGACTGGAACGATTTCAGCGTCGAACAAGACGGAAAGGAAAATGGCATGAAATTCAGGCTGAGTTGCAAGGTTACGGTCAGTGCGGCAACGGAGGTTGAGGCCAAGTCGCTTGAAGAGGCAATTGCTATCGCTGCTGGCCGAGATGTTGTTTTGGGTGGTGTCGGTTCGGGCGCCTATGAGAATGAAACGTGGATTATCGATGACGCTGATGGTATGCCCTTCGATATTGCTGCCGAAGATGACTGACCGGAAAGATATCCGTGACTGCAAATCTGACCAAACCAGAGCAAGTCGCCATTGCCGAACTGAAAAGATTGGCAAAAACGTGGCCGAAATCGCTATGGCTGTTCTCGGCCAGCGGAACACTCTGGGTAATGAAAAAGACGCCAAGCGGTCAGCGAGCGATTGATGGGCGCGGTGGCGTGGTTGATCAACAATTTAGCGTCGCACAAATCGACATCGAAAACGATGGCGGCGATTGGTAACGGAAAGGATATTGAGAATGGCGAGCATCTTGGAGCGTCAAGAACCCGAAGCCGATCAAGCGCGGATGTGTGGCGCTGACCTCGGTCAGCATGACTGCGCAGAAGGCCGGTTTGATGACACGCCTCCCCCTGCCATTCCGTCGCGGTACTGGCCTGAGTTCAAGCGTGCCTACCGCGAAGCCAACAACCATCCTTACGCTGACTGAACGGAAAGAACGGAGAAAAGACATGGCTGAGTCCAAAATAACCCTCGCCCTCAAGGTGAAGCGCGTCTGGTTTCCAGCGCCGAGAATGCTAATCACTATCCGCAACGATAGCTATCTGAACTCGCTCTTCGTTGGCTTGGTGACGCCGATTCTGTGTCTGCCCCGCATGGTGTGGGCCATGTGCCTGCTTCCGCTGATCAAGGGCCTGGTCGTCATCATTGGCTTCACGCTGCGCTCATTCATTACCGGGCTGCTTGGCTACGCGGCGGGGATTGAGCTGGTTGTGGATGACACCGCAAACACCAAGAAGCCGGTCTAATCTGCTGTCCATAGGCATAAGTCATCACTGACTGTTACGCCTAGCTTGAACTGGTCAAATAGACCTATCGAATTGATGCAAGGGAGAAGCAAATGGCGTTTTTCAATTTACATCACTGGCGCATGAGACAGATCAGGCGCGAGAACGGTCTATGTGGCAAGAAGCTGCTCGGGCGTGGGCTATTTGCGGCGGTCTACGACGGCGGCGACACGGTGCTGAAGCTGACCGCATGCGAGAAATCCTACTACCTGAATCGCGACTATTGGGCGCCAAAGGGCGTGCATTTCCCGACCTTGGTCAATGATTTTGGCATGGTGGGTGAGTACCGAGACACGGGGATTTACCTTGTGGAAATCGAAAAGCTGGTCAAGTTCCCGAGGGGAGCGGTGGAGCGACGGCTGATCAAGAAAATCGTCGACTGCACGGAATCGGCTACAGAAAACCACTACGTCAAGAACGGTTGGAAACGCATGCATGATGCAAGGGTTGATGCGCTCTGGACGGTTGCGCAAGAAGATTGGCTTCCAGAATCGATGCGCGAGGCGCTTGAAGGCATCCAAACCTTCTGTTTCGATTACGGCGACTGCGTGCCTGACTTTCACCCCGGCAACTTCATGATGCGACCAGGAACAGGCGATATTGTCTTTTCTGATCCCGTCGCCACCAACAGCATGATCATGAGGATCTGAGATGGCTAACAGTTACCCGCAACGCTTCCAGCATTTTCTGTTTCGAGCGAAGCATGACGCGACGTTGCTGAATGTCTGTCTGATTAGCGGCAACGTAATCGGCACAATCTCAGAGGTCTATGTGGATTACGCTATCGTCAAGAATGACGCCGGCGCGTTCGCTATTCCTTTCGACAAGATCGTGGCGATCTCCTTTGTCCCGGTCGAGGAAGAGCCGTCATGAGCCTACCCTACGACATCGCCAGGTGTTATGGCGAGAAACCCAACAACCCGGCCGAAGTCTGTAATCGCCGTGAGACCTGCCGGCGCTACGCTGATCGACTTGAATTTGGCCCAGCGACCATCCACTACGACATAATGTGCGGTTGGGCCAATAAGTCGTTCGAAGACCAACACATTCCATGAGAATCCAAGAAACCATTCTCCGCATCCGGCAGCTCCATGACGGACAGTACGACAAGGGCGGTCAGCCCTATTGGCGTCATCCCGTGCGAGTCATGCTGCGTCTCGGGCCAAAAGCGCACCAGTACATTCGAGAGGCCGCGCTGCTGCATGATGTCGTGGAAGACTGCGGCGTTACCCTAAGTGATATTCACCAGGCCGGCTACTCGCACATCACGCTAACCATCGTGGAGCTGCTCAGTCGCAGGCCAGGCGAATCCTATGGCGCCTTCATCGACCGCCTGATTGCCTCGAAGCACGGCGAGGCCATGCAGGTAAAGCTGGCTGACCTCTACGACAACACGGCGCCTGGTCGTGTCGCCGCACTGCCCAAGGAATATGAGTGGATCGGCAAGCGCTACGGACAAGCGATTGAACGCCTTGAAGGACTGATCCCAATCCAACGTCGCGTCGGTATGATCGTTGGTGACATGAACGACATCGACTGGAGCAAATATGGCAACTAAGCACCTCGACCGGATGGGCCGGGAGATTACCAAGAGCGAGTGGCTTGAGAAGCGTGGCGATCCCGCTTACAAGATCGTCAAGGAATTCGACAACGGCTTTTGCAACGTGACCCTGGAGTGGATAGGGGAGATCCGCAACTGCCAAAACCTGTTCGACTACTGCTATCCGGTCTTCGAGATGCAGGTTTGGAATTACGATGGCAACAAGGTGCCGCGTCAAGATCCAGTCGATAGCGGCAAGACCTTCGCCAACGAGCGGGATGCGCTTGCCTACTACGAAGAGTTTCTGACTCGGTACGCCGGCTGCCGGATGGAGGAAGACCAGTTTGGCGAGAAGACCTTTGTCGAGGAGGGAAATGTACTCACACCGCCGCCGCCACCAGACCTAAACGTGCCCGTTACCGAGACGGATGACGAGGTTGGCGCCTGGTAATTCTCTGCGCTTCCACAAGGCGACTTCGGTCGCCTTTTCTTTTGGTCTGGAAAATAAATCGCCGACCATGCCTGCACTGTTTTGAAGTTTTTTAGCGTGCGCGACGCCTGCTATATTAAGCATAGTCGCCTTATTAGCTGACACGTCTGACGGTTGCGGCGTTCTCCAGAATCATTGAACCTGGCCATCGCGCTTGATCCCTCGTCCATCAATCCACCCATGTTGTCCTCGCCCAGCGCTTGACTCTCCACCTGGCGGTCGCTATCACGCGTGCGTCTGTTGAAGGTATGCGAGACGGCCCTCAATCCACGGACCTCGGCTGTTGTCCTGGTTGTCGGCGGTTTCGCCTAGATGCGGTCGGTAAAGTTCGTTCTGTCGCAACGCGAAACACCGAACAAGAGCAACAAGAAGGAAACATCAGGTTGTCCGCATAACTCAGCAGTGACGCCACAAAGCAGTCGATACAATGAATCTGTCGAAACGAAACGCAGCAAGGGCGAGATCGCCAAACCAACTTTCTTCAAGGAGCTTCAAATGGCTAAGAAAACCCGCAAAACCACCCCGGTCGCCGATGTCAAAACCGAACTGAAGGCAAACATGATCGTCTCGGTGGATACGACCATCGACAATAGCGCTGCCGCTGATGCCGCCGCACTCAGCGAACTGCTCTCGGAACTGGACGGCGATAACATGCTGGACATGGCGATGAACTCCGGCGAGGGTCTGTTGGTTCCGGTCGGTGATGACGACGCGCTCGAAGCCGTTCTCGAAGCCGCGCTCGCCGACGGTGGTCTGGAACACGGCGACGAGGGTGGTGCTGAAATCAAGGTGGATGCCCCCGACGAGAAGCCTGCCAAGCAGAAGAAGGAAAAGAAAGCGAAAGAGCCGAAGGCCCCCAAAGAGCCGAAGGAACGCAGCGCTCTGCGCGACCACTTCGCCACACCGTCGCAGAAGGTGGCTGCCCACTTGGGCGACGCCAAGGGCGAGTACCTGCTGCTCAACATGGACGACGCGATGCTCGAAGGCGAAGCGTTGGTCGAACGTCAGGCCAGCATCGCGGCGATGCTCGACGACAAGAATCCCAAGACCTGGAAGCTCGCCCAGAAAGAGAAGGAGAAGGCGGTCATGCTGTTCGGCTACTTGAAGAAGGGCGGCCAACTCAACGAGGTCATGCGCCGCGCTTTCACCCTGCTGATCAACGAAGGCGAACTGACCTCGGGCGACAAGGGCAATCTCCAGCAAGACCTGCTGAAGAAGCCGTATTCCATCGGGACTGCGCGGTCGCAAGCCAACCAGATGTTCGGGCTGTTCCAGGCGCTGGAGATCGTCACCAAGTCCGAGAAGGGCAAGTTCGTTGCCAACCCTGACTCGCTGATTCTCGCCAAGGTCAAGGGCATGCTCGGTCTGCAGTAAGGCACCAAGGGGAGGGCTTCGGCCCTCTTCAAAGGTTAGCGCGGTGACAGGCTGCAACAACTAGGGCGCAGGACTTGGGGCGTTCCGAGGTTGTCTTGCGGAATAGGCAGAAGTCACTGCGCTAACCTTTGAACAAACAACCAGGAGCAAACATGATTCCGCGTGCAAAGCTGGAAGCCCTCACAACCGAGGCGCTCATGAGTCTGAAGAACGGCGTCGAAGCGGTCCTCGCTGACCGTCTGGACACTCGGGTTATCGTCGGTCGCTATGGCGAGTTTCAGCACCCGGTAGGCATTTGGCGGAAAGTCCAGATCACGAAGATCAACCAGAAAACCGCGTCCGTTGTTGAGGTCGGCGACTCGATTGAGCCTGGCAAGAATTGGCGCGTTGGCATATCGCAGATCAAGATGACGCCTGTCGCCAAGCGACAGCCCACCAAGTACGTCGCGCCACACATGCCTACTACCGTCGCTGTTGGCGATAGTTGGTAAGTCAGCCTTGACTGACCAATAACCAGGCGCTAAACTCCTGGTTTTCTTGGTGCCCGATAGGTGTCACGGAGACGGAAATTCAGCAACGCTTGGCCTCGCGAGTGTGGGCAAGGTGATACCCGACTATCAACCGGGATTTTAAGCGCGAGGCCAACGGGCTGCCGTGCGTCGCCAAACCGGGTGGTTCGGGTCGCGACAAGGGCGAAATGTAATGGCGGGCAGGGCGGTTAGGCAAAGCGGGTTGTCCGCGCTATTTCCTGACCTGAAGCGATAGACTGAAGTCAGTCAAACGAACGAGAGGAAGCATCATGATTCAGCAAGGCAACATTCAAGTCGTGTGGCCCAACAACACGCTGTCGGTTCATACCGCAGAGACGGCAGTCACGCGGGAAAGCTGGAAACTCGTCAAGGAAATGTTTGTCGCTGGCGACATCGCCGGCGCCCGTTACTTCGAAGGCATCAGCCTGGTTGAAAGCATCGGCAGGACAAAGATCGCAATCCACTGAGTTGCGCGTATGCGCCTCAGTCAGTGCTGAATAATGCAGTTGTCGCAGCGCATCGCTGCATCAACCGGGAGAAGGACCATGTGGAACGAAACGCGCATCAAGGAGCTGCTTGATGCCAACCCGAAAGCCGTCATGCGAGCCATCGTGACGATCTACGAGCGTCAGACCGAGGACGAGAAACACTCGCACACCACCAAGAACAGGAATGGCGTCGGCTTCGGCGCGTTCGACGCCGAGTTCATGACTTCGCTGGCGTTGCAGATCAAGAACGGTCGCGGACTCAGTGATCGTCAGCTTGTCATCGGACGCAACAAGATCAAGCGCTACCATCGCCAGCTCTGCGAGGTCGCCAATGCAAAAGCGGCGGTGAAGCCGGTGATCGAAGCTGCGCACGAATGCACCTGTGAGGACTACGACGGCGAGATGCTGTGTCCTGGCTGTCAGGTCGCCCGTGGCGTGCATCCCGATGTCGCCTACGGTAACGCGGTCGGTTACGCCGAGATGAAATCGGAACTGGCGCATTCGGATAACTGGTAGGATAAGTCAGTAGTGAGTATTTGTTCCTGCTAACGGCGGGCACAATCACTACATCGCAGCGCGTTTGCTGCAGCCAACGGAGAATGTCATGAACGCCAAAGAGATTTTCAAGGACGATCTGCCCTACGCCTATGTTCACGTCGAGGAATGGACGCAGGGTGGTTTCGGTCACATCAACGTCCGCTTTCGCAACCTGCACGACCGGAGCAAATACTGGTTCCGTCCCGAGGGCGAGTTCCTGATCACCTGTCAGATCGGTGGCGAAAGTCACAAGGACGATCCGAAGCCCTACTGCCTGAAGTTCGGGTACTCGGTCTCCTATGGTGCGATGGAGCTGCCTGAAATGGAGTGGGCCACGAAGCTCTTGAAGCGGGTCAATGCCAAGCTCGAAAAGATGGAAACCGATTACGGGCGTCCGACGACCTACGCGCAGTTTGCGCAGCGAATCATCAAGGCGGTAGGCATCAAGTGGATCATGAAGCACGCCAACCACCGCGCTTGTCTGGATGAGCGCGAGGTCGTGGAGGTGGGTGTCGATTCGACCGAGTACCTCCAGCAAGTCGAAGCCGCGCTGATCGCACGCCACAGTCAGAAGGTGGCGTGATGGGTCTGCTCAACGCGAAGACGAAGGCGGCGATTCCGTCGCATTTGCAGATCGGGCCAAAGAAGCTCCCGTTTGGCATCCCGCTCCCTTTGGCGACGAAGGAAAAGAAATGAAACCCAGCCTCCCGAAAGCCTTCGACAGTCGTGGGTCCAGTATGGGCCGTCGCGACTCGATCATGGAACCTGACGCGGCGATCAAGTTCCACCTGGTTCAGCTCCGCATCGACAAGGGCGGCTACGATTCTGGCGGCGCCTATTGGGGAAAATGGCAATCACATCCCATGTGGGCAGCCTGGGGCGATGGCCCACTGTGGAAGAACGAGATGTGGATTCGCGCCCGGTCGAGGGAAGAGGCGAAGGCCCAAGTGCGAGATTCCTTCAAACACGCCACTTTCTACAGGTAAGCCATGACGACCATCACCAACGAGGAGTTCGCGGCGCTTGGTTGGCCAGCACAGTGCAAGGTTCTGCGCGACCTGGACAACGCGGCGTCGAACTGCTCAGGCAAGACAGCGGCGGAAGCCGACCGCAAGCGCAAGCCTTTCACCAAGCGCGAGAACGAGCTGCGGAAGATCCACGACCAGCAGCAAGCTGACTGGATCGCGAAAGGTGCGGCGTCGTGAGGTTCTATCGCGGACGCTACGCCTGCCCACGCTGCTTGTGCCTCATGTCTGAGTACAGCTACTCAAACAGACGCAAGTGCTTCAATGACCGCTGCGCCAACTACCAGAGCGCCGTTATGGGACTTCCGCTATGAACCGTCGTCAAGCCAAAGCCCGCGCCAAGCACCTCAAGACGCTGGCGGAATCTGCAGCCATTCGCAAAGCCAAGAAACTGCGCGAATACCAGGAGCAATTCGCCCTGCGGTGGCACCGTGATTGGGTGCGCGAACAGTGGAAGACTCGCTGCGAGTTTCGTCGGATCAGGGCGCTGGACCGACCCAAAACCACCTGCGGAGACTGGTGATGATTCGTGTGCGAAGTGATAACTGCCAAGACCCCGGTCGCTCGGACGCGGAGCTGGAACTGCTCGTCTATCAGGCGGCACCAGACAATGCGCTGCTGTTGGAGCTTTGGGTGCGGCTAGAACAGACGATTGCGGAAGTCGAGCAGCGCGACGAGGAGATTGAGCGATTCAGGGAAGGGGATTCGCCCGAGCTGGCCACCAAGCTGAAGATTTCGGAAGACCTCGTTGCAGAGCTGGAGCGGAAGAACAAGAACTTCGAAGCGCTGTGCGTGCAGCGGCGAGAGACTTTCACGGAGGCGATCAAGAAGCTGCAAGGCGAGGTCGCGGAGCTAAAAAAGACCCTCCGCGACCGTCCTGATTCTTGGTAGGCGTTTCGCTGTTCGCCTAAGTCAGCAGTGAGTTTCCACGATCAGACCTTTACAATGAATTCATCAAACAACGCAACGGGAGAAGTAAATGACGTTCCGCACATGGGATCAACTGTCCGAGGTCGAGCAACTGCAAAGCACCTTCTCGGACGCTCACAAGGATGCGTATGGGTTTCGCCCTCGGTGGATGAGTACCGAGCAGTGGAATTCGGTGGAGTGGCTGCAGGCCCAGATCGAGGGTTGCAGCGCCGTGATCCAGCTCGCGAACGAGCGCGAAGCGGAAACTCAGCGCGAGGGCATCATCGCCTTCGAACATGGTGTCGATGCCGTGATCGCAGCGGGTGCGAAGGATCGTGCCACCGCGCTGCGCTGGATCATGCAAGCGTCGGACTGCAATGGCGATTGGGAGTTCTTCTGCTACCAGAACGACCTTCCCTATGGCTACTTCAAGGAGGCAGCATGAATGTCGAAGCGCTGACGAAACATTGCGCGGAGCTGACCGCGATTAACGATCACGGCGCAGCCTACCTCGCCGCAGCGCAAGGTCTCGGGCTGGACGACCTTGCAGGGCGCTTTGCCAGAATCAACCGGCGGCACTTGGAACTCGGGCACCTGCCCGACTGGCTCAACCACGAACGCTACCAGACGTATCAGGAAATGATGACGTACGCTCGCAACTACATCCTGAGCGAGTCCGAATACGAGCGGTTTTACGACGCGTTCTAACAAGGAGAAAGACATGAGCAACGCTATCAAGCAGGCAGTCAATGTCAAAATGATCAAATCAGCGGAAGACAACTGTACTGGAATGTCAGTCGAAAAAGTTCTCGAAGTCGCCGCCAATAACCCCGGTCGCGGCGACAAGGGCAACGGCGAGCGCTCCTACATGACGCGCAAAGAGATTGCCCATATCGCCAGCTACGATTCGGAAGGTGGCCACTGTGACTGATCTTGAAAAACGCCAAGAAGTCGAGCGCAAGGTGGTTCGCCACCTGATCCGCGAAATGAAGAAGGCTGGCTGGATTGTCGTTCTTATTGATGATGGCGGCGAGTGCGATAAGGACACGCTCAATCCGAACGAAACTGAGGCAATGGACGCGGTGTTCGCGGTCGATGAGGCCCGCATCTACTTCCGCAAGAATTGTGGCAGCAAAGGCAAGATGCACTGGGTTTTCATCGTCCTGGGTAATGACGGTTGGGACGCCATCTGTGACCACAGTTGCGGAAGCACGCACACGATGGACGACTTCGAGAAGGTCATGACCGAGCAGGTCGATCCGTACTGCGCCAAGCTCGAAGCCGAAGCCTGAATTTCGTTACAAAAGGACGTAATTTCGCGTCCTTTTATTCATCCTTTAAGCCGCCATGGATAACACACTGATTATAAAGGCAAATAAACGCCTTTTGCCGATCCGAAAACCAGCATGCGTCTATGTCGCCATTATTCCGCGTACGTCGCCCATGCAACCCGCAAGAATCGACACCCCGAAACCCATCAGGAAGCGCACAGAACAGCGCTGGCCTGCGTTAAAACGACCGCACCGATACCCGTACCTCAGAAACAGCTTTCCGACGCTTAAAACGCGATTGCAGCGTTTTCCAGTAAGCGACCACACCGCGCCTAGCTCAGACTGTCAGAATAAGTCATAGATGAACAATCACAGGACCAAGAAATGATAACCGCCGCTCCGAGGTTTTCACCAAGCCATACCGCGCACCAGCCCGACTCAAGGATGGATTATTTCAGCATTCAGATCGACCAAACCATGATCGAGGACGAGCCGAACGACCCATTCATTCCGGGCTTCCGCGAGTTCAGCAAAGAGGATTGGGAAACCACGAAAAGGCCCTACAAATGACGACCGAAAACTTTCGCAATCTTCAGGACAAGATTGCTGCGCACAACGCCAACGAAGAGTCCAGGTTCGCCAAGAGCCTTCAGGAGCATTTCCCGCTTATGACCCGCACGGAAGCCCTCAAACTCGCCAAAGAGATTATGGAGCGGCGCCGGTGAAAACAAAGATCGGCACACTACCGAACGGGTATCGCAGGCTATACGCAGGCGAGAAGCTACGCTGGGACGATCAGTTTCAGGGTGGTGACGGAACATGGTCGAAAACGGTCGGGGAAGGCTTTGCGGTCAGACCATCGGACGAAAATAGGTATTGCAGACTGGAATCGTCACCAACAAGCCAAGACATTCCGACAACCATAGAGGAGGTGGTGTGGTAGAAGGCTGACAGGAGAGCAGGGAAGGATACGGCTGTAGAGACTGAAGTCGCATGTTGTGGAAGGTGGTGAATAGATTCGTGAATAGATGGAAACGCTCAAACGTCAGTACCGGCAATGGATGTCACCGCAACGTGAATAGATAAGGATAAGCGACATGATGAAACTGAGTACAGGCGATGATTCGACGCTGGGTAACTACAGGAAGCTGGCCACAGTCTTCTTCGGCCCAGGCAGCGGAGCAGTAACTTTCCTGGATGAGCGGATCGCAGCAAGTCCCAACGGCGAGAATGAGGAGGTTATCGCGGAAGAGTCACAGATGATCGGATTGCTCGTGACGATGAACGGAAAGGGCAACGACAAGCCTGTGACGAAAGGAGGCGACTGGTGACGTCAGGTATGGTTGTGGAGGGTAGGGCGGCGTGACTGAGAAAGGTATGGCGTAGAGCGGTGTGCTGTGGGAGGTGTAACCGCGAGACTGTATGACTGTGGAAGGTATAAGAGTTTTGGCCCGAATGTATTGGCTACCCCTTTCGCGCCACACTTCCCAACCATTCCTTACATTCCCGGCAGCCCACCGACCAGGACATCAACCACAGCGCCTACAACCACTCCTGTCGCCACATTCCTTGCCACCACTGACACAGCGGACGCGGAGACCTTCACACGCGCACACCAAACTCCGTGGCCAAAGCAGGAAACGCCACGGCTGGCCGCATTGCTTTCCAAGTTTTTCGCGCACACGGGATTCATGCTTGGAGTATAGCTCGGACACCGGCTGATCGTTCTGATCGCCACATGGCGGTATTTGGTGTGGATTCCCCACTTTGGCTTTATTGGCCCGAGGGTCAGTTGAAGCCATTCCCCACTTTGCCACGGAAAAGCCGTGGAATTTGGTAGCAATTCCCCACTTCAGGCGAAACACAGGCACAGGAGAAGCCACGGCACAGCCTCGGAATGTCCGTGGCGCGGCGCTGTTCTCCACCTCACCGCCACACCCGGCTGGGTATGATGACTCGTCACCTCAACCACCACAAGGAAAGCATCATGAGCATCGCTACAGCCCTTCTCAATGCACGCATCGCTGCCGCCAAGCGCATCCCTGAACTCGTCGCCCTCGGGTATTACGTCCAGAACATGGGTGACACCCACGGGCCTGAGTTTGAAGGTCAGTATCGCTGGATGCACCGTCACTCCGACGACTTCCAGGATTGGGGAACCTCAGACACCATCGGTGAAGCCTGGGCCGACTGTGATCGCCACGTTAATTCGCTTGCACAGATAACTCACTCCTGACTATAATTCGCTTGCACCTTCGGGTGCAGGCACTTCCCGCCTTAAGCCTATGAGACCCAGGATGGTCGTCGGAAAGAAATGTCCTACCAAACTCCTTGGCTCGTGATGCAAGGCGGTGCAACTCCGTAAAACTTTGGCGACCGTGTGTGATTCCTGGGGTCGAGGGCAGGAGGGGATAGGCTCCCTTCATGCAAGTCAGGAACTCCCTTCGGGGCCTAACGCAATCCGTCCCACCTTCTTGGCTGAAGGGTAGGGGTGGTCACGCCTAACTTTACGGGAGCGGGCAGCAGGACAAACCCTCTTTTCCGTGTGTACACGCAAAAATGCCTCAGTCAGTACTGAATAATGAAGTCACTGCATGTTCGCAGTGATTACCGGGAGCAAGAGATGGATCTCGTCAGACAGTTGCGAAGGAATATTCATTGCTGGGGCTGGTACGCCGCGCTGCGCAACGCCAAGAAGAAAAAGGTGCCGTTCGTCTGCGCCTATGCCGCCGTCTTTGACCGTCTTCCTACGAGGGTTTAGCCATGAAATACACCATTCAATGTGGCGCAGACGGTTGCACCGTCTTTGACGAGAACTCGAATTGGGTTGGCGTGTTCCGCACTTACACCCACGCCAACAAGTTCATCAAGCTGATCCTCCAGGGCGAGGTCGCCGAATGAACGCCACCTACGATCCGGTCGCGGCCATCAAGCGGGCCATCCAGCGCAACCTGAAGCCAACCACTCCGAAGGAAGCCAAATGAACATCATGATCCTTTACTTCGCCTATGTCGGGATGGTCGGCGCTGGAACATTCGCCATCCTTGCCGGCATGGATTACCTGGATTTTCGCGAGAGCAGGAAGAGCAGGAAAAATCGCGCCGCGCAACGCCGTATGCCTGACCGGGTGATCAGGATCAACGAAGGCTTCTAGGTCAGATCCACGAGGCAGATTCCTGCCTCCTTCTGGCGAGTGAAACGTCCATGGCTTTTAATGATTAGCAAAGTGATTAACCTGACTTGTCGGATCGCAAAGTGAGAATTTCAGACAGGCAATAACTTCGGTTTGAGTTAAATGCCTATTGCGGATTCTGCCTTAAATCCTGGGTTCATCGCTTCTGCGATTCTTATTGCTTTACTGCGGTCTTTTCCTTGAATGGTAACTTTCTTAAAATCCGTGACATCGGTGGAGTTACCGCGACGCATATAAATTAAGTAGGTTTTCATGATGACCTCGTTTAGTGAAATTCATTATTACCTGTAGTAATAGGCGCTTCACTGGACAACGAATGAATGCCTAGATTATGAACTTCGCAGGATAATTAAGTTGTCCAGTAAAGTGCCTTCTTCAGATCGTCAAAATGAATTTGTCGAGTTCGACAAACAATTCACCAAGGGGAATGTCGTGTTTAGCAGAGAACAAGCAACCAAGTCCTTGAAAGTAACTCCGCTCTTCGAATGTTGTTATGTACGAGATGATATATGCACGTATGAAATTTGCAAATCAGGTTCGGAAACAACATTATTTTACCGATCCGTCAATAGAAATACGAACGTTGTTGAAAGTGAAGGAGTTGATCCCGCTTTCAATAAAGAGCATAGCGATCTGGTCGTAGCGATAGGAAATCACTATAACCCGCGCTACATTGTCGAAGAAGCGATTTCTCAGGAGAATCTTGACTACGACGAAGAATATATGCACTACCACACTGTATTCGGACAGTCTGTATATTTTGGTGATGTAACCGGACTGCGCTACATCGACGAAGAAGGACTTGAATCGTCGATCTAAGCACCCAAGACAGGCTTCGAGCCTGTCTTAAAAGCATTCAACACCGGCCACGGAACAGCCAACATCATCCACATCAGGCCAAGGCAACATCATCGCCTACAGGCCGCCTTAAAGCTCCACCTTGAGGCCATGGACAAACCTTGTTGTCCAGCTCGGTGCCTGGTCGCGCTCGGTAATATCGGTTCTGTTGCATGTGCAACGAACAACCGAAGGAGATTCAAGTGTTTAACCCGATGTTCATCCAAGACCAGATCAACGAATCCTGTCACCGGGATTGGCTCAACGAGTGCGATGACCTATCCAAGCTTCCGCGAGCGATGTGGGCGCACCTCTGGACCCGCTGGACCCACTAAGGAAATCATCATGTTCATTCAAGATCAGATCAACACCTGTAAGGATCGCGATTTCGTCAGTCTGTGCGACGGTACGCCTCACTACTTTGAATTTCAGCGCATCGGATTGGTCTGGGATCGCTTCATCCATTAGCATCAGTCACGGGTGAGGAAGTATTCACTGCTTCACCCAATGCAAACCCACCTCATAGGAACCATCATGCACGCTACGCAAACGCTTCACACCGCATCCAAACAACCCTCGGGCGTCACGCATTGCCCACACGCACTGGAACCCACCATCGAGCGTGCGGACCTCGCTGAACTCGACGAGCAGGACGAAGCATTGAAGGAGTTGGAACGCTTCGGAGAGCTGTGTCGCGAGCAGGAGCGGGTGCGTCGTATCAACGTGGCCAGAAGACGCGCCAGCATCCCGGATCTCCTGTAGTTGCCTGAACAAGCCTAGCGCCAGAACAGCGGCGCCGTCGCAGGCTGCACCTTTGCCGTGGATTCTCCGCTCGGCAACCAAGACGGCACTTTATTGGAAAGTTTTCGGCGTCTTTGGCTGCATTATTTTCATGGATTTTCCTCTCCAAGCCGTGGAATCTCGGATCGTGGAGTTGTCCAGGTTGATGCCATGGACCGAGATAGGACCGGGCAGGGCATTCGGGTATTTCGTTTATATCGTATAAACGATTCTGCGCCCGACGTAGTACAAAAGAACTATATCGACTGTAATAAAAGATTCATCACATTTTATCTAGTCATACCTTGCTAATAAGTCGCCGGTGACTTAATATAGCGTTACTGCATCGGGTTCGGTGCAGCGACTAGCGGTCATATGACTGCGCCCTTTGGGAGTTTTACCATGTCTAAGCGTATTTCGAAAATTGCCCTTTCCCTTCAAGCTTCCCTTGTTGCTGCATTCAAAACTCGCGCTGCATTCTGCGCAGAACGTGTTACCGCAGGGTATCCCGAGCAAGGTCAGGTAGAGCGTTTCACGCGCTATGCAAAAACGGTCGAAACCGCTAATTATGCGGTAGCAATTGACGCGGTTAAAAGCGTAGTTTCTGTTGATCAATTTGCAGCAATTGCAGCGAATTGCGACAAAGCAGCTAAGTCGAATTTTGTTGCAGTGTATGCAGCAGACAAAATCATCAAAATGATTCAAGCCCTTGCACAGCGCGACTTGAACGGTCTCGCAAAAATCGACCCTTATACCGCTTCGATTATCAACAATGCGCTCTATAATAATAACGCGCTATCACGCGATGGTCAGTTAGCAAGCTTATCGCGTCGTGTTGATCTGAATACAAACGAAGTCATGAAGTCACGCGCTGGGGTTGCCCTTAGCACTGCTCTGACGCAAAAGTCTAGCACGTCAGAACTTGCTCGCATTCTCGGTCTCGCTGATCTGATCAAGGGCGCACGTAATCAGACGCTAACCCTTGATGCTGCTAAGGTCGCGCAGCTTCGCGAACTGTTCAAGCTTGATGCGAACGAGCAGACCGACGAAGAGGTAGAAACAGAATAAACGATTTACATCGTTTAAACGACAAGCCCGCGAAAGCGGGCTTTTTAACGTGCGTCGTTTGAGCATGCAGCGTACAGAATCGCGCTATGCTGCGTTGAATGATGCTAACCTATACCATCATATCACCCAAACGATTTAAAGCCCTCTAGCGTTGCTTATGTGCGTTTCGTCTCGTCGCATAGTGTTAGCGCATATCGCGCTAACGTGTCGCGCTCGAATGTGATAAACCGTTTATATCGTTTGCGCTAAAGGTAATAGTCTTAGAACCACACCGAATGCTCGGAGGCCCTGCCTTCCTACTTCCGACCCTCCGACAACACCTCTTATATTTCCAGGCCAGACCTCGGCAGCGGACCTCTTATACTCCGGCTCCCAACCACAGATACTCCTGATAGTCGTCGGTAAAGGCTGACTTTTTTTGTCGTCACCAAACCTCGCCGTGCGTCTTGACGTACTTGCCATGCGCGGCAGCGCCGACACGCATCTGTTCCAACATGTCTGCCTGCGATTCAAGTGAGCAATTGCACCAGACGGCGGATGTCATTCCTGGCGATTCGTCGAAGCCGCACTCGATGCGCAAGAGGCAGTATTCCTCGTAGTTGCGCCGGGATTGCTCGCAGGCGATGGGCTGGATCACGTCATAGTTTGGCAAAACGAGCGGGCGGCTCGCGCCCCAGTCACTAAGGCCATTTTTTGTCTCACCGAAAGAGACGTATCGACCGAAATCGCCTGGACTGATCTCTTCAACGTGCGTGTCGAAGATGTGAAAGTGCCTACCGGATTGGGACCAGGCTTGCTGTTTCAGGACGGACACACCCGGCACCTTTATTCCTTGGTCTCCTTTGCGACCCAGCACCAGAACAATGGGGTCGGACCGACCGGGGTTGGCGGATTCGACAGCCTCGAACTTGTAGCCGTCTAGCGGATTCACCATGATCCCCACCCGGCCTTCTCGCGAGATTCCTGGCTGCGTTCTTCGGCAATAACAATGGAGGCTTTCTCGTATTCGCGCTCTGCGGACTCCAGATCGTCGGCGGAAACCTGACCTTTTTCTACCTTCAGAATGTCCCAAGAGGAGGCGGGCAGCGAGATGCCGTACTTCAGCTTCTCGTGAATGATGTGGCAGTTACCGAGATCGTCTTCGGTTCTTTTCAACCCGGAAGGCGGCGTTGATGCGTATCTGTCGTCCCTCATCGCCTTCAGCATTTCACTTCTGAAGCCGAGCTTAATTGCCCCAGTGTTCTGATCGCGTCTGAACAAGTAGACATCGGTCGAGTTTTTGAGCGTCAGGTAGGTATCGAAGCCGCTGTTAAGCCAGATGACCTCTTCAACATCCTTCAGCGTGATGATGCGTTTGGGGGCCTTATAGTCGCTCGCCATCAGAGTTCCCCTTTGACTGTCTTGACGCCTTCAATCTTGGTGTCAATCTCGGCGAGAATGGCCTGAATCTGAGCTGGAGAGAGCTTACTGAGCTTCTTTGCCAGCTCCGCATTGGTCTTGCGACCATCGACCTTGGCTGATTTGCGGTAGGCGACCAACGCCTGAAGTTTGCAAAGCGCTTCCGCATCAAAACGTCCCGCCATATCGATCAAACACTCGATCATCATGCCTTGCGATACGCCGTAGTTCTTGGCTAAGGTGACAAGAGTCTTCTGGTATTCCGGTGAAACAATGACGGTATATCTAGCCTTTTGGATTATGGGCACTGTAATCTCCTTGCATTATAGTTGTCATACTACGAATGTTGCATGCTATTCAGTATAGTGCAATATGCGAATGACACGCAAAAAAAAGCCCCAGGAGAGTAGGGCTAGGTTCGTCACATAACGAGGAGGTGTTCTTGTGGGTGATAAGTCACGGGTGAGTGACAGTCACAGTATAGCCCTGGCGAAACATTCACGCTGCTTTTTTAACGATGCCGAGCGCAATCATGTCGAAGTCAGCACCCGGCGCCAGGATGTTTTCGTTGAAGCCTTCCGTTTCGGCGATGTAGGCTTGACGTTGTAAGGCGTGCTTCTTCAGGTGATTGTTGAAGGGGTCGTCGAAATCCACGATCAGGGCGACGTTCGGACCATTCTTCTTGGCCCGCAGCCCGCGACCGATGCGCTGGCGCATCGCAACCTCGGCCTTGCCGCCACCGGCGAGGATGATCATCCCGACCGCTGGCACATCGACGCCCACATCAAGAATGGTGGAGCCGATCAGTACGTCAATCTTGCCGTCCTTTAGCTGGCCAATGGCGATCTCGCGTTCCTTCTGATCGTTCTCACCCATGATCAGGGCACAGCGGACGCCGGCAGCGTCGAGCTGGTCTTTCAGGTTGCGACCGTGGGCCACCTGTTGCACCAGGAGCATGACCGACAAGCCAACCCTGGTGGCGCGGCTGCACTCGGCAAGGATGACGGCGTTACGCTCTTCGTTATCGACGATGCCAAGCCGAACTGCAGATTGCCACGGGGTAGAGCGATACAGGTTCTTTGGTCTGTTCTTTAGCAGAATCGTCTTGAAGTAGGGTCTGGCCAGAATGCCGCGATCAATCAGCAGCTTCTCGGTGATCTTGATGCCGATCGGACCCGAGCTGGCCATCAGCCGCATGTTCGCTTCCTCGTCGTCCTTCATGAACGGGGTGGCGGTCAGGGCCAGGCGGTAGTGGGCGTTCTTGCAGTGACGCAGGATCTCGTAGTAGCCATTGCCGGCCGCCTCGTGGGCTTCTTCCAGCACAATGAACTCGAATTTGGATAGCAGGTTGATCGTCTGATGACGAATGGCGGCCTGGTGGTTGCGAACCTCCACATCATCATCTGGACACGGTTCAGCAAGGCGTGAAACGAGGGTCTGCACCATGCCGACGTTCATTTTCTTGATCACGCGCTGCTCGCTGCCGTCGGCACTCTTGATGACCTTGCCGAACTGACCGTCACCCAGCACGCCGACCTCGATGCCAAGGTCTTGCTCAAACGATTTCTTCATTTGGTACATGAGAATCGAGCGGGTGGTTAGGAAGAGGGTAGGGCGGTTGATACGGGCAAAGGCGATCTTGGCGATTCGACTCTTGCCGCCGCCTGTAGCGACCTGGGCGATGATCTGACCGTGCTTGAGGAGCTTGGCCACAGTGTCGCGCTGGTAATCGTAGCGTGGATCTTCAGAGAACTTGTCGACGACCGGATTGACGACGCCGAGCGGTGCGGGAAGCGGCTTCTGCACGCGGCGCACCTGGAAGCCGCGACGTTGGAGGTGCGCTGTCACCAGATGCACGAACCCAGCCGGGAAGGTGCCGAGCTTGAAGTCTAAGAAGCTGCTACGCCCATCCCAGCGCCCCTGCTTGAACGCCGTCGCGTGTTCGCACCCAGACACCGCATAAGACAGAATGGATTGAACAACGAGCTTTGTATCGCGGTCAGGGTCGATCAGTTTGGCGGTGACGGCGTTGTTCGCAATCGTGATGATATTTTTGCTCACAGGGGTTGCCATTGAGGTTTTGAAGGCGTAGAGTGTAAGTCACAACTGACTGACACGCAATAGATTGAGGAAATGAACGATAAGAAGCTAAAGCTGGAGATGCGCGACCCGGAGACCCTCGTTCCGAACGCATGGAATCCAAACGTGATGTCTCCCGAGAATGAACAAAAACTCGAAGCCTCGATGGACCGCCTGGGCATGTTCAAGCCGCTGCTGGTTCGCGAGATAGATGGTGGCGTGCTTGAGCTGCTCGGCGGCGAACACCGCTGGGAAATCGCCAGGCGTCGCGGCGAACAGGTGCCGGTCATCAACCTTGGCCGTCTCGACGACAACCGAGCCAAAGAGATTTCATTGCTGGATAACGGGCGATACGGCACCGACGACAGTCTGCGTCTCGCAGAAGTCCTCGATGGTCTGGGCGATGTGTCTGAACTCGCTTCTTTCATGCCGTTCTCCGATACCGATCTGGCATCTATCTTCTCAAGCGTGAATATAGCGCTCGACGATCTGGATCTAGGTGTCGATGACGATCTGCCGACACAAAAACCGAAGGAAAAACCCGAACAGACACACGCAATGATGCGTTTTCGCGTGCCAATCGAGGATATGGGCGACATCAGCAAGCTAATCGAGCGAATTCAGAAGGAAAACGGCCTCAAGGATGATGATTCGCTAACCAACGCCGGTCATGCGCTGGTGATTTTGGCAAAACGGAGCGAAATCTGATGCCATTTTCCAAAATTCGCGGGCCGAAGGGCTGGCCCGAGTGCAACTCCTGCATCAACCGCGAGTTCGACCCCTTCAAATGCGAAAACTGTGCGGCGGGAGGCAACTACGAATCGGAAGATGACATGGACGCGCTGACCGTTCATGAATTGCTGAACATGATGAGAGAACAAGATGAGTGATTTTTACGCGGCTGTTCAACTGAAGGGTGGCGAGAAGCAGTCGTTTCGCATTGACGACATCGAAACCCACGAAGATGCCCGTCAGGGCGTCATCCAATATTTCGGCGACAAGGTAGTGCGTGTGCTGGCTTGCGTCACTACTCGGCCTCGCCCGCTGGTCATCGTGCCGTCTCCCGAGCAAGCGGCATGAGGTTTCTCAGAAAGAGCATCGAGGTTCAGGCCGAGCAACTGCTGTGGAGCAACTGGAGCGGAATCTGTGAGCTGGCGGAAATCAGCGTCGGCGGTAGGCTGCTGCGTGGTCTGACGCCATCCGAGGTGTCGATCCGCTTCCCGAGCGTCGCGGTGAATCAGAACGCCATTTACGTGCTGGTGCCAAGCCGCGAGCGCAACTGTCTTGCCTCTGAGGGGGACTGGATCATTCGCGACGAACACGGCATGCTCCTGGTGCGCTCGCCAGATGCTTTCGAACTTGAGTACGAGGCGATGAAATGAAGGCGTTGAAACTAGAGCTGTGGGACATCGAGCGTGTTCTGCCATACGAACTGAACGTCAAAAAGCACGACCCCAAGCAGGTTCAAAAGATCGCCAAGTCGATTACCGAGTTTGGCTGGGACCAACCCATCGTGGTCGACAAGGATGGCTCGATCATCAAAGGCCACGGTCGGCGCCTCGCTGCCATCTCGCTTGGTATGGCCCAGGTGCCGGTACTGGTACGCGACGACCTGACGCCGGATCAGGTTCGTGCCGCTCGTCTGTCCGATAACCGTGTCGCTATTTCGGACATCGACACCGACCTGCTGCAGAAGGAACTGGCCTCGCTCAGTTTCGACCTGAAGGGCATCTTCGAAGAGAAGGAACTGAACTTCGTCGTCGCTGATCTGGGTGAGGTGGATTTTGACGCCTTTGTGCCGGACCTGGACGAAGAGGTTCGCAAGCAGGCTGCCGAGACCTTAACCAAGATCGACGAGACGGACGACCGCGACGTAAAACTCGACAAGGTGTTCGGCTTCAAAAGCATTAAGGGGCGCGACGAACGCGCCGTGGCCATCTTCATGGCGCAGATCGAAGGCGAAACCGGCCTTGCGGGGGCCGATGCCTTCATCAAGTTTGTTTCTGATTATATTGAAGGATAAGTCATGACTGACGTATACAAAGGCTTGCCAGCGAAGGTCCGTATTGGCTGCCATCTTTTTGATGTCGTGGTTGGCACCTACGAGAACCACGAAGAGGAGGGCACCTACGGGCACATGAATTCGTTCCAGAAGCGGATCAGTTTGCGTCCCGGTATGTGCGCCACCCAAGCGGCCAACACTTTCATTCACGAGGTCATCCACGCAATTCACTGGACCTACGGGCTGTTCAAAGGCGACGAAGAGCCGCAGCCGACTGAAGAGGAATACACGATGCTCGCCGCCAACGGCTTGTGCGCGTTCGTCCAGGACAACCCTGCCGCGATCAAGTGGTGGCAGCGCAACCTGGCGCTGGAGGTGTAATGGACAACCAGCACAAGCACATCAAGGGCTACCGCGATCTGTCTCAAGACGAGATCGACCTGATGAACGAAGGCAAGGCCCTGGCCGAACAGTGCGGCGCCTACATCGAGAAGTTGCGTCTGCATCGCTGCAATGACGATGCCCCGCACCTGGATCAGCGCTAGATCAGCATCGGCGCCACCGACCTGCAGCGCGGCTTCATGGCTGTGATTCGCGGCATCGCACAACCGACGACATTCTGATGACCATCTATACCATTGACAAGCGTTTCACCATCGAGGTAGAGCGCACAGCGCGGGTACTGGAGGTTGCTGAAGCCTTCGGTTTGGGATTGGACAAAAAGGAATTCGTCGTCTTCGACAATCAGCAGCTTGAGATCAAGCGCGGCGATGTCGTCTATATCACCGGCCAGAGCGGTGGTGGCAAGTCCGTGCTGCTGCGTGAACTCAGTAAGCAGATGACCGAAGAGGGCCTGAAAGTCGCCGACATCGACAAGATCGTTTTCGGCCAGCGCCCGATCATCGAGCTGCTCGGCAAGGATCTCAACGAGGCGACCGGCTACCTCGCGCAAGTGGGGATCAGCGACGCCAATCTGTTCCTGCAGCCGGCCAGCGTTCTGTCCGACGGCCAACGTTACCGCCTGCGCCTGGCACTGCTGATCGCCTCGGGTGCCGAAGTCTGGACCGCCGACGAGTTTCTTGCCGTGCTGGACCGCGACACCGCCAAAATCGTCGCCTTCAACATGCAGCGGGTCGCCCGCAAGGTCGGCGCCACCCTGATCGTGGCCACCACGCACACCGACATGGTGCCGGACCTGATGCCGAACGTCGAAATCATCAAACGCTACCGGGAAAAGATCGACATTCGCGTCAGAAACGAAGAGGCAGCGAGATGAACATCTCGCTATCCATGATCATCATCGCTTTTGTGCTGCTTATCCTCGCCTGTGACGACCACGACGACGATGGGCCTGCGGGGCAGCATTGAGCGCCACCGACTACGCCCTTGTGTTTCTCTGCACGTTCAGTGTGGTGTTCCTGCTCGGCATTCAGTCGCGCAACGTGCAGCAGAGCCGCTACTTCATCGCCATTGTGACGAGCTTTCTGATCTCTTGCGCCAACTTCCTGTTCGTTCACTACGCGGCGACCGGCGACTACATCGTCTTTGCATTTTCTGCCGCAGGTGGCTGCATGGGTATCGCCGGCGCCATCTGGTTCTCCGACAACGTACTGCACCCGAAAGCAACCCATGATCCTCGCTGACAACCAGGACATCTACGTCGCCCGTCATGACCTTAACCCGAAGCATCGCCTGTCGCTGCTCTCGGAAGTCTATGTCGAGCGCGGCACCATCGATGACTGGAACCTGCTCCACGAGCTGCATTACAAGGCGACCAACACCGGCATCGGGCCGGTCATCTACCGCGCCACCATGAAGGGCGAGACCATTGGCGTTGGTGTGATGACCGTGCCGCGCATTCTGAGTGCCGGCCGCAACCAGATTTTCAAGCATCTGAAGCCGAATCAGAACGGCATGGATACCCGGATGATCAACCAGCACAGGGTCAATTGGCAAAACGATAACTCCTGCGTCAATGCCCGTCTGGTCCTGGACACCATGTATCGCGGCGCCGGCATTGCCTACCGCATGCAGAACATCATGATGCGGATGACCGGCTGCCGCTTCGTCGAGTTTCAGTCGTCCATGAGCAAGTACAACCCATTCGCGGCCCGTGCCGGCATCCTCTTCACGAAGCCGAAGCGCCAGGCGAACTACGACAAGGGTGTGGAGTTCTTCCGTCGCTGGTTCCGCTCGGCGCCTTCTGACCACGTTGGCGTAATGTCGGAGCTAGGCGCCTTCGCGCCGGCGATCCGCGAGAAGTGCATCGCTGAGATGCGCGGTCTCTACTACCGCTGCTCGGCAATGGAAAAGAGTGGCGACAACCGCATGAACGGCACGTCGCGGGTCGATGGCATGGAGGTTGGCTACCTTGTCAGCTCACTGCAACAACTGACGCTGGCCAGTCCGCTATTCGGCATCTACCTGAACCCCGACCACAATCGGGAACTCCCGCCGCGCATCCCGCTGCTCGCCTTTGACAACCAGACGACCGACGAGCAGTTGAAGCTCGATTGGATTCACTGAAGCGCTCGCAAACCATGTTCCTGACCGAAAAACAAATCGACGTACTGCTGAACATCGCAAAAAAGAACACTGACGGGTCGCTAGTCGATCTGGATCAGGTGCTTGACCGAATCAACTTCGAAACCAGCAAGGCGTCCATTCAGTTCTGCATTCGCTCCTTGGTGAGCAGGGAGCTGATTGAGAAGGCAGGGATGGAGAAGCGACGTTGTGCGCGACGGGTACTGCTGAAGGCGACCGAGTTGGGTGTCGCGATGGTTGGTCTGGGGCCTAAACCGACGACAAACACACTGGATGCCGAGAACGACATTATTGAGCTTGGGTTTGAGGATTTGTAGGCGTGAAACTCGCCACGTCCGGCCTAGTTATTTACTTATTTAGTATTCTTATAGTAAGTAACGACTAACTTAAAACAGTCTTATTCTAGTACATATATTTTACGCCCGATGAGGAAGTTTCGAGAAATATTCATCCTATGAATGCTAAGTCAGGACTGACTGGACTTTTCCATCAGTTTTTGGTAATATGACCGCTCATCTCCTTTCGGTTTTGGGCGCACAGAAGCGCCCATTTTTTTGAAAAACATGACTGAGAAAACGGAAGTACCGGAAAAGTCGGCAACGAAGTTCAAGCGACTCACTTCAAGACAGCTTGCGGAAGCGGAAACGCTCTACGCGGCGGGAGAAATCACGCTTGAAGGTCTTGCGACGAAATTTGGTCGGCACCGGGAGACCTTCGTCAAGCACTTTCAGAAGATCGGACTGAAGAAGGGTTCGGCCAAGGAAGAGCATAAGAAAGAAGTCGCGGAAGAGGTCAAGAAAGCCGCCTTCGACACGGCGACAATCACGGCCACGCGCATTCGGGAAACCAAGGAAGAGCATTACAAGATGGCGATGGGTCTGGCCAAGCTGACCTGGAAGGAGATTCTTAACGCCAAGATTGAAGCTCGACCGATCTCCACCGCCATCAACAATCTGAAGGCGCTCGATGCGGCCATGAATGTGCTAGCCAAGGCCCGCAACGAGCGTTACGCCGTGCTTGGTCTGGATCGCGACGACTCGGCAGACCCTGACTCCTTGACGGAACTGATCATCACGGAGCTGACGGCAGACCAGATTGAGGAGATCCGCAACCGCCAGGAAGAAGATGGTCTCGACATGTCGGATCTGAAACTGCCCGACCTGGACGGCGCCGACGATGAAGACGACGTGATCGAAGAGTCGTAATGGCCGCAATCACGGCAAAGCTCAGTCTTCACCCGAAGCAGATGGAAGTCTACAAGTCGGAAGCTCGCTTTCGAGTAGTTGTAGCCGGCCGTCGCTGGGGTAAGTCGGCTTTGTCGCGGGTACTGATGATTCGAAAGGCCCAAAAACCTCGCCAGAAGATCTGGTACGTGGCGCCAACCTACCGCATGGCCAAGCAGATCATGTGGCTGGACCTGCTCGAAGCGATCCCGAAGAAGTGGATCGCCAAGGTCAATGAAACCACGATGTCGATCACGCTCATCAATAAGAGCCGGATCGAGCTGAAAGGCGCCGATAAGCCGGACTCCCTGCGCGGCGTCGGTATCGATTTCGTGGTGCTGGACGAATTCCAGGACATCAGCGAAGAGACATGGACGCGAGTCCTGCGCCCAACGCTTGCCGATACCGGGGGTGATGCCATTTTCATCGGCACGCCGAAGGCT